CCACACCCTCTAAATAATAGCCTCCACGCATTGTGTCATGTTCGTAGGTCATGTTAGCGTCGTAGAACGTCTTCGCTCCGCATACGTCGCAGGGACAATAGTCGCAGCCTGCCATTATGCAGCCTCCTGTTTGCCGCTGTAAGGCACAGCAAGCTCATCGTTCGTCATTATCCAGTCCCTTGCCCAATCCACCTTGGAAGCCGTGTACTGGATGATGTGGGAGCTTTTGCTCACCACTTGCCATGTGCATGATCCGGCTTTCACAATCGTGTACAGGGAGCTTGTAGGGCAATTTGTAATGGGCTTGGCAAAGTAGTCGAGGGGCTTTTCTTTGCGTGGCAATGTATAAACTTTACTCATGTCAGATGCTCACTTTCTGTTCAGACATGCGGAATTTCATTGTAGGGAACTTTGCAGCTACAAGCTCCAAATAGTCAGCACTAATCCCATCATCTTCGTCCTTGCTGCAAAGCAGGCTCAATTCATTTGGAGTGTCTTTGACGCCCTCTACGTAGAGCCAACCTTTAGAGGATGTGTAAGTTTGAAGTTTCATGTTATTCTCCTTATTTGTATGTAGCAAGTGTTTCACAGTGTTCTGCTTATTGTCAACAAGTTTCTTGTAGAAGACAAAAGAAAGGCCACGAGCAATCTCTGCCAGCAGCCTAATAGGTGTTACTCGTAAATGGTTAAAACATCTTCCTCATCAGTGAAAGTCACTAGGCTCACACTGTCTTCCCCTGTCAAAGCCAACAACAATTGCAACGCTTCCATTTCTGCTACGTTTTGCTCCATTGCTTGCATGTTTTTCTCGCTTATTATATGTGCCTCTTGAACAGAACAGAATGTCTTGTTCGCTGGCATGAGAGAATAATATATGAAACTGTTGAGGTCGGTCAAGATATTTATTCGTGGAAATTGTTATTTAATTTGATTGCTTATTACTCAAAGCTATGTTCCAATGCAGAGGGCCGCTTTCGCGGCCCCTGTTAGACAAATATAATAACATCAATTGGCGGGTCTGTCGTTAGTAGGAAGCTCTGTGTGGCGTCTGTAAGGTCTGGCAAGGGCATAAGCTCGGCAAGGGCTTCGTCAAGCTGTACAGCCCTCGCAGGTTGCTCTAAGAGAGGCTCTGTTGGTGCTTCTGTGCAGAGCCAATCTAAGGGTGAAGGAGGGATAAGAATTGGCGGAGCCAAAATCCATAAAGTGTTTAGGAAGGCTTGCCACCAATTTGGTTGCCACCATGTTGAGGTCGTCATTTCTTAAGCACCTCAGACATTGCCTCGCTCATGGACTTCGCAAAGCTCGTAGCAAAGGCGTGTGTGATTCGTTCCACAAGGAGAATCTTCTCAATGTCTGCTAAAGGATTCGGCTGTGCCTGTTGGGCATGTTCCTTTACTGCTTCAGGGGAAGATTCCCGTTTCTGGGCTGCTTTGTTACCTTCAGATTCCAACACGTTGTGCTTTGAGGGCTGTTCTTTAGGGACTACTTCCGGCCCTCCCTTTTGGGGTGAGACCTTGTAAAGCCTCGATCTTACCACCACTCCTCCGGCTGGCTGGAAACGCTGTCTATATTTCTCAACTATCTCTGACTCCAAGATTTCACCCACAGGTTTTGTGGACCTGTACACACTCAAATCTACTGTCCGTGGTTCTTCACCGTTAGCTGCCCACATGCTGATGATCCCACGTGTCGTATCTAAACTGTCCAGCATAAATACAGCAGGACGATTGTCGGGTGTAGTGCGAATAATAATGCTGTCCATGGTAATCTCCTTTAGTGTTTCGTCTAAGGCATCACATTTGTGCTGCCGATAACTAATCATAATCCATCTCGTCAGCATGTCAAGTGATAAATCGCAAAGGTACGTAGAAATCCCTACAGGAAGGCACACATAGTGTCTCCTTGTAAGGCGTAGAGCACGCTAGAAGCTGCGTAAAGGGCTTGGAGGTACAAACAGAAGGGAATGTGTGGAAGGGCTTGAGAGGCTGTTTGCAAGGGCTTAGAGGCCAGCTACGCTGGCCATGTTGTCATATTAGATCATCAGAGTTTGGCTGGTCATTGCTTACAATGCAGACGTTGAGTAATCGAGGTTCCAACAGAACATCCATGAAAGCCTCTAGTGCTGCATCAGAAAGATTTCCGTGAGTGGCTTCCAGCAGAAGCTCGATAGCCTTTCCTCTTGTGATATCTACTGTCGAATAGACGCCCATTATTTGTTCTCCTTATTAGCCACAGCATCCACACAATCATTCCACCCTCGCACATATCCGTGAGCATCTGCACCCATGCCTGCTTGTGACATACTGATGTAGGCTGGAGGCAGTGCTTGTATTTCACGCATTGCAACAAGAATCCGGCGAGCGACTTCTGAACTAATGTGTTTGTCAATTGTCCCAACAACCTTCTCATAAGCCTCTTGAGCATGGAGAGGGCTTGCGCCCCTGTAGTCCATCATCAACTCGTGGAAATAGAATTCTGTGTCAATTGTCATCACAACCACCCGTCCCAATCATAGAAGCTACCAGCAATGGCACGCCAATAAATATTACAAGTGCTACAACGATAGCTAACAGAATACCCATTAATCTTCACCTTATTGTTTAAGAACAGACACATCATAGACTAAAATCAATCTTCTAACAAGTCTTGACACAACTCAATTCGGCCTCCATACTGAACACATGTTGAAGCGTGGCAACAAGCTTGCAACAGAGAACGTAGAGCCACACAGAAACATTCCCCGTAACAAGGCCATGTTAGCTAACACGCACACGGTAGAATCCCTGCCAACAAAATACCTCTAGATAGCCTATGTAAAATGTTGGCAGAGCACCTGTCAAAATGGCATTAGCGTTTGTAATCGGAATCCGAAATTTCCTATTCGAGATTTATCAGCCACGCCCATCGAACATTTCTTGCAAGCTCAACAATGTGTTGTAAGCATCTTCTGACAATTCGCTACCTGTGAGCTTGTTGAATGCTGCTAGAATATCTTCATCAGAGAGCTTGCCAATTTTATCCGGCCTAGAGGGCTTACAAGCTGGCATTGCCGGAGCAGGGCGTGTGGGTGCTGGCAAGATGGTGTCAACGGGTGTGTGATACCGCCAGTGAGTAATGTCATGCCCGTTTCCGTCTATGTTCCAATGGTAAGCATCTGCACGATGACGTTCATCTATCTCACCACTCTCCCACAGAGTATCAATCCACTCCGTTGTGCGTGGCCTTGTGCCATCATTAGCAGTCCAAGCACTCTCATTCTTCCAAGCTTCTGCAATCATTTTATTCTTTCCCTAAAAGTTGTCGTTCACCCTCAATCGTCTGCGTAACATACTCTGAAACATCCTCTGTTGTCAAGCCTCTGCTAACATTATTCTCTAGTAGTGACAGCTTCCAAGCATTGCTATACTCTAAATACTTGATGTGCTCATTCACAGCTAAGAGGATTTCCCAATCAATGTGAGGGGTTTCCTTCTGAAACTGAGCAGCCCTCTCTACGAAGATGTTCCAGAAATGTCTGGTTGTCTCGTCCATTCTGTTCATTGACATTCCTTCTTCGTTTGTTCTAGCCAAGCAGCTTCCAATTCCTTCACAATACTCACAGGGAATATCTCCAGGATGTAAGGAGCATGTTGGTTGTTAATAGGTATCCAGCGATTGTTGTAGTATTTGACGATGGAGAGAAGCTGTGCCATGTCACCTGCATTCTCTAGCACTAAATGGTTGTTCTCAAGCTTCAAGGCATTCCTCCAGTCTGTCCATAATGTGTACAGGAATTCTACATTGTCCGTTTGTAGTGCTGGCAAGGCTCTTGTTATACTTGGAAAAAGCGAGCAGGACTCTGGCTATTTCACCTGAGTCGCTTAGGACAAGCTTTAGCTCGATTCCGTCATCTTCGATTCTCATGACTGCTCCCACAAGGCTAAGGTGATTTTGAAAGGACAATTGCCATTGTCTGAAGCTTTGTACAGATTACTGAAAGAGTATCGTTGGCCGTCTTGTACATCTGTATAGCGAAGGCATTGTTCTCGCATAGAGCAAAAGTTCCCAGAGCACCTGCAAATGTCATTTCCGAGAAGTTGCTTCATTTCAAGCTCTCCATGTATTTCTGCATGACAGCAACGTTGACGACGATTCCTGCGAGATTGTCCTCTAAGTCATAAACAAGTTCGTGGTCGTCCCTGATACCATAAGAGTCGCCACAGGCTATCTCAAGGAAAGAGAAGCCTTGTTCCTCTTGCTTGCGAAGCTCTGCTATTTGTGCTTCCAATTCTGCAATATCATCTTTGATGCTCATGTGTTCTCCTTAGTTATCCAACAAGTGTGCTGACAGTTCTTCAATACCTTGATAGTACTTCCAATCGGGAAACTTGGCAAGAATCTTCTGCACATAAGCGTGTTCGTTGTTGTAAATTGTGGAAGTTTTGTAAATGGCTTTAAACTTCTCTCCACGGATGAAAGGCTTCTCCAAGTGAATTTTGTAGTTCTTATACCAAGCATGGCAGATGCTTAGAGGAAACATCGGCAACACTGAGTGATGAGTGTGTTTGTCCATACGCATAAGTTGCACTTTGACGCCCTGATACGTTAGACAGTAAACACCTTTCAGGTGAGGATTCTTCTTATACCACTCTGGAATCGTTCCTCCTAGTTTCAGTTCATCGTACTCGATACCAACAGACTTCAGGCGAGCATCTAGGATGTCGAGCGTTTGAGGCTCCGTATAGAAGAACAAATCAATGTCTGAAGCAACCTTGCCAAAGTGCCAGTCTCGTGGAGCGCCACCAGCTACGATGCAGTAAGGGTCAATCGGGAGCATCTTGTCAAGGAATGTATCTGCTACGAATTTCTGATGTTCTATTTTCTCTTGCGTGTTAGGGATAAGACTCATGTGTTCTCCTTGTTGTGTTTGTATAGCGACAGGACACATATTAGAAGGCTTGTTAGGAGAAGTCAAGAAGATTCTTCTGAAATTTAATGTTGACAAGGATGAGAAGAACATTTACAGTAGTGGCTGTGCTTGCTTCAGAGGGAAGCGAGAAGGACAACAAGGAGAGAAGATTGTGAAACTTAACGGATATGATTTAGTGTGTACGTGTGGACATTGCCCAGAACAGTACGATGTGTTTAAGGAAGGTGTGCAAGTGGGTTATTTGCGCCTCCGACACGGATACTTCATAGCAGATTGCGGACTTACTACAGTGTACGAATCTCGCACTCAAGGTGACGGAGGCTTTGAAGAAGATGAGCGTGAGTATCATCTGACGGAAGCTGTGAAGGCAATTCATGATAAACTTATGGAGGCTAAATGAAAACTGATAAAGAGAAGCTTGCAGAACTCTTGACATTGTTTGGAGTTGAGTGGCGAGAGAAGAATTATGAAGTGATTGGCCCTTCATGCAGTCAAATTAAAGTGGGAGGCTTCAACAACTACGAGAAGGTTGTGGGCTACAATGGCTTCTATACTTTGTTTGAATTTTATAGTGACGGAAGCTTTATGCAGATGGGAGCTTGGGAGTGAAAATTCGACAGGTTGCACAAGTCTGCACACTTACAAACGCCCATACCAACCCTCCACCTAATGCTAGTCGCGTTTTAGCTTTAACAAATGCAGGCTGTCTGATACAATTGGTCTGGTCAAAGACATCTATTGAGTGGTGCTCTGCATGGTGCCCGTTCCCAGCCGTACCAGATGACGTGAAGAAATTGCTTGGTGACAAGTATTTGGTTAAAGGAGAAGCCTCATGAGCATGGACAAATGGATTACAGAAAACACACAATACTACAAAGGCTACACCATTACACCTACAAGTATTAGTGATCCTGACGGTACGTTACACTGGATGACTTGGAATAGTTATAGTGCCTCGAGGGAAGATGTGATGGAGAATGCTGTGAAGATTATTGATAAGGAGCTTAGTCATGAAATCGCTTAAAGATATTGTACGAGAAACACACGTAGGATACGGTGGCAGTATTGCAGGTTATTCAATTATAGCCGAGGAAGGCACACTCACCGACGAAGACTTGGCGTATGCTGAGAAGGTGATTAATAAGGCTTGTGAAGGACAAGTAGGGTATGATTGCTTTTCGGATGAAGGTGGGATTAACATCGCAGCGTATCTTTTGGCAGAAGTGAAAGCTTTTCGCAAGGAGTGGAAATGAACGAATACACAAATCAAATACGAGCACTTGCACAGCACCTAGAAGATGGCAGTGACATTCCGTTGGTGTCGGTATGGATTACCTTGCGAGAAGCTGCACAGAAGATTGATGAGTTGGCAGAGTTGCTTGAGAGTTATTCTAATGTGACATTGGGGGATTGAGATGAGCACACTTTACACAATTATTCAGAGCCTACAGCAAGCGTCTGGCTCTAACGCCAAGCAAGCTATTCTTGAGCAGAACAAGGATAACAGCTTGCTGAAGGAATACCTACGAGCAGTTCTAGACCCATCCTTAAGCTACTACCAAAAAGCCGTACCGAAACACGGTAAGCCTACAGGCCGTCAAGCCGCCTTCGACCAAGCAGATATCGACCACGTTATTAACACGTTCGCCAAGCGTATGGTGACGGGTGATTGCGCTAAACGCGCCATGCAGAAATGGGTAGAGGATCAAAACTCTGTAGAAGATCAAGAGTTGTGCAAGATGATTATTGATCGTTCTATTGGTGGTTCGGTGGGAGAGACAATGGTGCTCAAGGTTTGGCCGGGATTGTTCTTCACAGTTCCTTACCAGCGTTGCAGTTTGCTTGATGATAAGGCAAAGGCCCGGTTTGCGAAGCTTCCACTACTCCTGATACAGGAAAAGTGTGATGGTAGCTTCTTGTACTTGACGAAAGAGACGGACAAACCTGCTGAAGCTATCACTCGCGCTGGCTCTCGCTACCCTGCTGAGTTTGCAGCAAGCCTCGCAGAAGGTGTGCCTGACAACGTTGTGCTTGTAGGTGAGTTGTTGGTGTTTACCAATCCACAGCACAACGGAAAGATGGATGTTCTTGATCGCCAAACAGGTAACGGAATGTTGAACAGTGTTCTCAAGGGCGGGAACGTAGACGACGATTTCCTTTACCGAATGTTCGCATGGGACATTTTAAGTGTTGAAGAATTTAAAGCAGGGAAGAGTGTACGAAACTACCAGCAACGTCTTTCAGCTTTGGACGTTATAAGTGTGAGCAATACAGTTCCAAAAGTTCAGGCTATCCAAACAGAAAAAGTAACGAGTCTGGAAGAGGCTTACACTATCTACTCAAAGTTCACGGCAACGGGTAAAGAAGGTGCTGTACTGAAAACCACAGACTTCATCTGGAAGGATGGTACAAGCAAAGACATGGTGAAGATGAAAATCACCTTCGAAATTGACCTTGAAATCACCCATGTTACAGAGGGCACTGGCAAGGCTGCTGGTATGATGGGCAGCATTGGTGTCAAGAGTCGTGAAGGAATTATCAAGTGTGACGTAGGAACGGGCTGGAGCGACGAGGACAGGATTCGGTGCTGGAAAGAACGTGACACATTGCCGGGGAAGATTCTTGCACTGAAGGCGAATGACATTATCAGCAATCGCAGTAGTGATACTAAGAGTTTGTTCTTGCCGGTGGCACTTGAGTGTCCACGTATGGACAAAACAGTAGCAGACAGCTATGATGAGTGCTTGGCAATTCTCAACAGTGCGAAAGGCTTAAAGTGATAACCCTAACAGGCTTCAAAGTAGAGTACAATGGCGAAGATTACATGGTAGTGCCTTCACAAGACCACTCTTACATCATTGTGTACAAGGACAACGTACAGGTGCAGATATTGACTCCATCAAGCATCTTAGGAATGTTCTGGAACGGAGTGCCAAAGCATGTCACATTGGCAGTGGCTTGTATGTTGGCTTACAGAGAAATCTATCTACCAAAGGAACAGAATGACAAGAATTGACGCTGTAAACCATTCACACTGGACTATACAACACTTTGACACTGACGAAGGCTGGCTTGATTCTCCTGAATATGTTTTCTCAGCACGAGAGGACGCTGAGAGGATGCTAGGAATTCTTCGTCCGCATGATGGGAATTATAGGGTTTATGAGGTGTTGACAGATGGCTAAGAAACCCATAGGAGCACAATCTGGCAAGAGCAACACTCGCACAATTCTGAAGAAGGGCTTGCAAGTGCCCTTTGCAGGTGTTATGCTTGAGCTTCAGCAAGACTTGGAAGTTGTAGCTCATTATGAGTGGGACAGGGGCTACGAAGGTAGCTCTGACGAACCTTCAGAGGATGAGATTTTCGAGGTGACACGCATAACTTCTAAAGCAAACTCCCAGTGGATTGACGACAGTAGCAACTACTATTGTAAGATTTTTAAGAACACTAACATCATTGGCATTTTTGATGAATCCACTTTACAAATGATTGATGAGAAAGTGAAGAGTGAGATGGCAGAAGAAGCTTACAACAACGTGGACGAGTACCAATTTAAAATGCACAAACGTTACGGGATAAATACTAAATGAACAATATTGAAATACTGTACCTGTTAGAGTCAATCAAGGAAACACTTGGTGTCGTGTTTGATGCACTAGAATCAACAACTGACAGTGACATTGACCACTTCGAAGATGACGAGGAAGAAATGGAATGTGCCCCTGTCCAATACTCTGCACGCAAAGTGTTTGAGGTTATGCAAAAGATTGATAACGCTATGGCGGGAATATGACACACACAAAAGTAGAAGCAATTTACGCAATACGCCACAAGGGAAGTGGAGAGTTTGTTGAGGCAAATGGTAAGAGTTGCTGGAAGACCAAGGGTGCTGCTGCGAACTCTTGGTGTGCAGACCACGTTACATCTACAAGATGTGACAACGGATTCTGGAAGCACACTAAGCAGAAGTTCAGTGAGCAGACAGAATACGAAGTTGTAGACTTGCTAGGCTCATACTCCTACTTGCAAGACGTAATGAAGTCTGCTAATGAGTTGGTTGACAAGCTGCTTCTGAAGAATGTGGAGCTTGAGCAACAAGTAGAGGCTTTGGAAGACCGCCTCCGTGCAGCTTTGGCGTATCCAATGGACAAGCGCCGATGAAATGGCTACTCGTGATTCTACTGCTACAATCTACAGCCTTGGCAGAGGCTACGCATAAGAATGTTGTGAGCATGGAGGATGTGTGCATGGCATCTGCGCTCCACTATGAAAGCCGTGGTAGCGGCTTGAAAGGAATGCGTGCTGTCTACGAGAGTATTAAGTATAGGGCATCCAAAAGAGGCTTATCAATCTGCCAAACATTAAGACAACGTTACCAGTATTCTTGGATGAACAAGGGTGACAAGATCGTGTACAATGAAAAACACTTGACGAAGCTGGCAGAAGTGATTACAGTAGAGCCTGTTGGAGTTAAGGCAGACTACTTTTTCTCTGGTAGCAATGTGCCGAAGTGGGCTAAAGATTACAAGTACATTGGTGAGTATGGTGGCAATAAATTTTATCAATCGTAGTAAATAAGGGGAGAATCAAGTGAAATTGTCGAACATCGAAGTAACATACATTGACCACTGCGGAAGTGATTTGTCTACGGTGAACTCCGCACGAGTCAGCTTTGACAAGCGTAGTGAGTGGCAGAACAGTGGTGCTGGTAAAGACTATGAGGGCGTTGTCTATCGCAGTGACAATAGACAGTTGTGCGAAGCTGATGCAAAGCTTATCAAATACCTTGCCAAGCACAAACACAAGTCACCATTCAACCACAGCTTCATCACTGTCAAAGTGAAGGCACCAGTGTTTGTAGCACGACAGCTTGTGAAACACAAGTTCATGCCTTGGAATGAAGAGTCCAGGCGTTATGTGGATTCTGAGCCAGAGTTTTATGTGCCACAAGATATTCGTGAGAAGGCTGCTAGTGTCAAGCAAGGTAGTGGTGGAGCGCACATGTCGGAGTCTTTCTGGTTGAAGGCTATTGGAGAAAATGCTAAAGAGTCCCTTGCAATTTACAATGACATGATTGCTGACGGAGTATGTGGCGAACAAGCACGCATGGTGCTGCCTCAGAACACTATGGTAAATTGGTATTGGAGTGGCACGCTTGGCGCATTTGCTGATATGCTGAACTTGCGACTGTCCTCTTACACTCAGAAGGAAACTCGTGACGTTGCTGAACAGATTCGTGACATTGTGCTTCCACTGTTTCCAGTAAGCTTACAGGCGCTGATTGACAATGGCTAAGAAGATTTGCCTCCAGCAGTATGAAGATTACGAAGAACACTCACAGCAGAGTCGCTATTTCTATGGTACTATGAGCCTTGACAAGCTTTGTAGCTATTGTGAAGCTGTCTTGACATTTGATGAGCAGCAAGATTGTGAGTGCCCTCATTGCCAAGAGGTAGCAGGTTTAATTGACTTGGAGGAATAATGAAGCCTAAACAAGAACGTTCTCTTGTAGAACTCTTGCAGAGCCGCATAGATTTCAACAGCGGAGAAATCACTTATCAGGAGCAGCAACGTCATTATGCTTCCATACATAGTCTTGGGTGGAACCCTAGTAAGCTGGCTCTGCTGAGACACCATCAGGAACTTGATAAGAGGCTGATGGGATATATTGTAGAGCTTCAGAGGGAATTGCGCGATGTGACTGCGCAAGCTGAGAAGGCGTTGAAGGAGGGTGTGAGCGTAGCGAGGGTATGGCAGGATTAAGGAAAATTAAGGAGAAGCATGGCTGAGAACAAATGGGGAATTGACCTAGAGACAGAAGCCAATGTACAATGCCCCCGTTGTGCTCGCAATGGACGTGACAGGTCGAAGAACAACCTGAAAGTTTATGGTGGAGATAACGGGGCATTCTGTTGGAGTTGCAATTTCACAATTCCTAGTGCAGCGCATAGACTTGCTATGGGCTGGGACGAGGAGGATGTAGAAGATAATCAAGAGGAGCTAGAAGCGACAATGACGTACATGACACAAGACGATATCGACAAGTTGAAAAGTTATACAGGGGAAAGTGGCAAAGGCGCTAGAAACATCTCTGATAGCACGTATAAATTTTATGCGGTGAGGACAAAATACAACACAGAGACAGGTGAACCAGACACGCAGTACTACCCGTACTTCGAGGACGGCACCCTTGCTGGAATGAAAGTGAGAAAGCTCCCCAAGTCATTCAGCGCAATTGGCAAAATTGGAGCGTCCTCAGAATTATTCGGGTTGTTCCGGTATCGCAATAGCGGCTCTCGTACATGTCACCTCACTGCTGGTGAGATTGATTGCATGAGTTTGCGAGATGCGCTTGTAAACTACTCTAAGTCTAAAGGTACAGAGTACGAGGAAGACCCTGTTGTAAGCATGGCTACAGGTGAGGGTGGAAGCTCGAAGCAGTTGAAAGCGCACTACTCTTGGTTTGACAAGTTCGACAAAATTCTGTACTGGGCAGACCAAGATGAGGCAGGACAGGCAGCTATCGAGAAAATTGTAAAGTGCTTGCCTCACGGTAAAGTGTACATTGCAACGTTTAACGCCAAGGATGTGAATGAGCTTCTGATGAAGGGTCGGGAACGTGACATCATCTCCGCACGTTTCAATGCGAAAAAATACGTTCCAAAAGGAATCGTCGGCAGCGGCGAGATGTACGACAAGATTGTACAAGCAGCCAAGGAGCCTAAGATTCCTTTTCCACCATTCATGGGCGCTTTGAATGCCATGACAGGTGGTGGGATGTCGTTAAAAACAGCGGTAGCAATATCGGCCTCGACGGGCTTGGCTAAGTCAACTTTAATCAACGCTGCTGTTTATTACTGGTTATTTAATAGTGACTACAAGATTGGCGCTATTAGTATGGAACAGTCAGCGGATCAGTATGGCGAGTTGATGCTGTCCACACACTGTGGCAAGAAGATTGGCAGCATGATTCCAGAGGACAAAGTAGCTTACCTGGAAAGTGAGTACGTTGTACAGAAACAGCGAGAGTTGTTCTATACAGAAGACGGGTCAGATCGGTGGGTCGTACTTGACGAGCGAGATGAGTCACTTGAAGCTCTTAAGGCCAAGATTCTTGAGTTGATCGTGTCTTGTGGATGCCAAATTTTAGTGCTCGACACACTTTCCGATGTCCTAGACGCTACTAGTATTGAAGAACAGCAAGACTTCACTAAGTGGATTAAGCAAGTGTTGAACAAGTACCCTGTACTATTCTTGTTGATCTGCCATCAACGCAAGGCTGCAAGTGGGCAGAAAGATGGAAGTAAAGGTGCTATGGGTGCTGAGAGTGACATTCAAGGGTCTTCTACAATTGTAAAGTCTGTGGCGTTGAATATTATGTTGTCACGAAATAAGTTAGCGGACGATCCCGTAGAAAGGAACACTACTATCGTTGCGCTCACTAAAAACCGTTCTGGGTCTGAGACTTCTAATGAGGCTTGTAAGATTTACTATGACGCACCTACTCATAGCTTGCATGACCTCCAAGCTTGGCAGGAAGCGAATCCAGCACAGTTCTGAAAACAGTTGACAAGGGAAGCTCAGACAGCCTACAATGGCTTCTGAGCTTTATTACTTATGGAGAAAACATGGCAATTTACGCAAGTGACCTAGAATCCACAGGGTTGCTCGACATGATGCAAGAACAAGGGCACCCACGCCTGCACAACTTATGCTCAATGGATGTTGACACAGGTGAGGTATTCTTATTTGAGCATACGCAGAGAGAAGAAATCCAAGCTTGGCTAGACACAGGGCCGACTTTTGTAATGCACAACTCGAAACTATTCGATGAGCCAGCGTTACAGTTTCTTGGATACGACACTTCTAAGGTGACGTTCATCGACACACTAGCGTTAAGTTGGTATCTCGATCCGTCGCGCCTGAAACATGGCCTTGCTGAGTACGGTATCGAGTTTGGTGTGCCGAAGCCAAAGATTGAGAATTGGGAAGACCAGACGCAAGAGGAATACAATCACCGTGTAGTGGAGGATTGCAAAATCCAGCGCCAACTCTGGCTCAAGCAAGTGAAACAATTGCAAGAACTCTACGGTACTGCTGAAGGAAGTTATGACCGTATTATCAGCTACCTCATGTGGAAGATGGATTGTTTGAGGATGCAACAAGATCACAAATGGAAGCTAGACGTACCAAATGCTGAGAAGCTGCAAGCAGAACTTGAAGAGAAGATTAGCGAGAAAACACTGGCACTTATCGAAGTGATGCCGAAGGTGGCTGTGTACGCTGTACGTCATCGGCCAAAAGAACCGTTCAAGAAAAATGGAGACTTGTCTGTTGCTGGACAGAAGTGGAAGGAGCTTACTGAATCGTTGGGATTGCCTTTCACTCACTCTGAAGACATTAAAGTTGTGACAGAGATGAAAGAAGGTAATCCAGCATCGCACGTTCAGATGAAAAACTGGCTTGATTCACTTTCGTGGGTGCCTGAGACATTCAAGTTCGTCAAGGAAGAAGATGGCTCTATGCGCCAAATTCCTCAGATCAACTTGAAGGGTGGTGAAATTTGTCAGAGTGTAAAAGACTTGATTCCGAAATGTGCAGGTATTGAACACATTGCTGGTCTTGGCATTCTAAACCATCGCTACTCTGTTGTGACAGGGTGGATGCGTGATGCGTTTCATGGAGAAATCACGGCTCGTGCGCAAGGCTTCACAAATACTCTTCGCAAGCAGCACAAGGAATATTGCAACACTCCGTCAACTCGCGTGGCATATGGTAAAGAGCTTCGCAGCTTGTTAGTGGCTCGTCCCGGTAGAGTGCTGCTTGGCTCGGATTTAAGTGGTGTTGAGAATTATATTAAAAACCACTACCAATGGAAGCTTGACCCTGAGTATGTCAAGACACAATTGGCTCCAGGCTTCGACCCACACTTGCTTATGGCTACGAGTGCTAACTTGATGTCAGAAGAAGATGCTGAGTGGTATAAGTGGTACAAGAAGCTAGACAAGGCAGAGCATACAGTAGAGCAAGATTCAAGGTTTGCAGAATTAGATTTGATACGCGCTATTGGGAAGACAGCATCGTACTCACTTCAGTATGGAGCAGGCGTGGCTACAGTGGCTCGTTCTTGCAAGGTATCTGAGAAGGTTGCCAAGAAGCTCCACAAGGCTTACGCGCAACTCAACTGGTCTGTAGACAAGATCGCCAAGATGATGACTGTCAAGAAAAACTCATCTGGTATGTGGCAACTAAATCCAGTGAATAAATTTTGGTACAGCTTACGTTACGAGAAAGACCGCTTCAGTACACTGGTGCAAGGGACGGCTAGTTATGTGTTTGACATTTGGCTGTATCAGTGTTTTCAACTCTCAAAGAAACGCGGCATTGAGTGGTGTTTGTTAGCGCAACAGCACGATGACCAAGCCAACGAGCTAGATGAGGGTAAACAAGAGGAGGCAGAAGCACTTGTGAGGGATGCTCTAAAGAAAGTAAATGAGGCGCTTAAACTTAATGTAGAGATTAAGTGTGATGTTGCCTTTGGGTACAACGGCGCTGAGATTCATTAACAAAGGAATAAACGTATGAGTAGAGTTGTAAAGGACTTTAAGAATGATAGTGGCCTATGGATGAAAACATATACCACTGAACAAGGCAAGTTCACAACATTATCTGGCATGGTGTGGCAGGATATGCTCACTCGCTGTAAGGTAGGAAGTAGATTTCAAGAGAAACATCCAACCTATATTGGTTGCAGCGTCTCAGATGAATTTAAGAACTTCCAAGCATTCACAGAGTGGCATACCACACAGGTAGGCTATGGCTTCACAAATTACCAGTTAGACAAGGATATCCTATCTGATGGTAATAAAGTGTACAGCAGAGATTACTGCGTACTTGTTCCTCGACAGTTAAATACCTTCTTGATTGCGTGTGATTCTACAAGAGGCGAATGGCCGCAAGGTGTGCATTACGAGAAAAGCTCAGGTAAGTTTAAAGCGCAGATCAGCATTTCAGGCGTTAAGAAGAGTATTGGCAGGTACGCTACACCTGAACTCGCACATGAATCTTACAAAATTGCGAAGGAATCTGAGGCTATCCGCTGGCACCACCGCCTAACGTCTGGTGAATTCGTTGTAGACGTGCGTGTAGTAGACCGTATGCTGAATTGGATATACACGTAAAGGTAGACGATAACACTTGACAACAATCAGTACAGAGGCTTACACTAACGCTTCTGTACAAATCAACCAACAAGGAAACAAATGAAGCCAACAGCAACGCTGCATCATGACAACTCTCTCGATGTACTTAAGAACACACCTGACAACACTTTTGACCTTACTGTAACTTCACCTCCTTACGACAATCTCCGTACCTACAAGGATAGCCTTGAGTGGGGTGAACATGTGTGGAAGCCTTTGTTGGAAGAGTTGTTCCGTACAACCAAACAAGGTGGTGTAGTAGTGTGGGTTGTTGGTGATGCTACTGTCAAAGGCAGTGAGACAGGTACATCCTTTAAACAAGCCTTGTTTGCTATGGAGTGTGGCTTTAGTTTGCACGATACAATGATTTACGCTAAGGATAACTACGTGCCCTTGACGCACAACCGTTATGAACAGTCCTTTGAGTACATGTTCATTTTCAGCAAAGGTCGTCCTAAATCTTTTAATGGTATTAAAGTGCCTTCTAAGTGTGCTGGCAAGAGTGTAAGCAGAAACAACACTAACCGTGCTAAAGAAGGCTCTACACGCAACCGAGAAGAAGTGACGATTATTCAAGACATGAAGCTCTCACCTAACATTTTTCAATATGTTATCGGTAAGAAGACTGACAACGGTAATCATACAGCCGCGTTTCCAGAGCAGCTTGCGCTTGACCACATCCTCTCATGGAGCAACGAAGGTGACACTGTATTTGATCCGTTTCTTGGATCAGGAACAACAGGGAAAATGTCTGTTCTCAACGGACGTAACTTTGTAGGTGTTGAGAAGGTGGAAGAATACTATCAGATTTCTGACAAGCGTATTAAAGACGCCCTGAACTCTTTGTAGAAACACTTGACACAACGAATGAAATGAGGTTAAGGGCAAATAGCCCTTGACACCATTCAACATACCAAGTATTCTGAAGGCTCTTAACCATACACAACAGGAGAACTAAAATGAAACTTGACCTTAACATTGAAGTAAATCATCTTGACCTTGCTGACAGCCTTACTTCAGCACAAGCAGCCGAGCTAATAGGGGCCATTGACCTTGCGCAAGCCGACTGGTTATTTACTCACGACATGTGCAAACACTTTCTGCGTGCAATGCTTGTGCTTATCAAAGAAGATGCTGATGAAGGTGTATCCTATATGAACGAACTTAAGGAGATTCTGAAATGATGCTGTGTCACTTGCAGTCAATCATCCGACGCCAAGCTAACGAAATCTCTACCCTCCACTCCTTACAAGCTCTTGACAAGAAGCTCCTAAAACGTGTAGAGCATCCTGACACGAAGAAGCTGTACAAGAAATCCTTGAGCAAGCGGGCAAAGGATATTGCAAAGCTTACATTGCTTCAGAAGGCATTGAAGAAAGAGGTTTACTTTACGCTTCTGGATAATAGCTTTGAAAGGGATACATTGGGAGAGTTTATAAATGGCTAGGGGCCGACCAAGAGTTGACGATAGCCTCCTAAAGAACCCCCGTAAGCAGAAGAAGTCCACGGTAGATGGCCCTGTCCTTACGGACAAGAAGCCTTCTTTCCGTGTGATGAAACGCTACGGCCCTATCATGAATCGTTGCATTGACATCATTTATGCTGCCCCTGCAAGAACTGACAACAAGGTTGTTGCATCTCGTATTGAGATTGTTCACAAGAAGCCTTGGAAGAAGCTTGAAGGCTGGCCTATAGGTAGGCGCGTGAGGGAAGATGACATTGTAGAAGTGAAAAGCTACAATGTGGACAAGGTGTTACTTTGGGGATATCAGTATGGCATCACAGACAAATCCCCTCGCATGTTATACGCATTGCGGAGCAGGCATTTGGCAGGAGTTGAGACGATGATGAAGAATTTGCTTGAGTTACGGGAATATGGTTTCTAATAATATACAAAGGAATAAGATGAATGTACTAAGTAATGGTCTAACTGTGTTATCCCTGTTTGATGGTATGAGTGCTGGCATGATTGCACTAGAACGTGCTGGCATTGTTGTAGACAACTATTACGCTTCTGAGGTAGATAAGCACGCTATCAAGGTGAGCAATGCTAACTACACTGGAATTATTCGTATCGGTGATGTGACTAAAGTTAGCTACAAGGATGGGGTACTGTACACTGAGAGTGGTGAGCTTAACGTTGGCAAGATTGATTTGTTGATTGGTGGCAGTCCTTGCCAAAGCATTTCTAACCTTGGTGACGGCAGTGGGCTTGAGGGTAAGAGTGGACTGTTCTACCACTACTTGCGCATACGAGAAGAAGTGAAGCCAACACACTTCCTTCTTGAGAATGTTGTAGGTAACAAGAAGGCTATTCAGAACATCACAGAAGAAGTTGGTGTTGAGCCTACTCTGATTGACTCTAACCTTGTATCAGCACAAAATCGTAAACGTTACTACTGGACAGATATTGTGGGTGTTGAGCAGCCTAACAACTTAGGTATTGTGCTGAAAGATATACTTGAGCAGTCGCCAGGACAATCTAGCGTTCTTAGCGAAGGGCGCTTACGCTGGCTATTGTCAGAGAAAGGTTAAGCGACAGTGGCGAAACGTTATGCCAACATTGACCCTATCAAGGCGGCTTGTGTTACAGCACGTTCAGATGCTTCTTGGAATAGCAACTACGTCACACGAAACGGTAAGATCACAAAGTTGTCTTGTGTAGAGTATGAGAGGTTGCAGACAGTGCCTGACAACTACACTTCGTGCGTTGCAGACAGTCAGCGTTACAAGATGCTCAGAAACGGATGGACTGTTGATGTCCTAGTGCATATCTTCAAAAACCTCAAGACTGAAACAATCTTGGACAATCTCTTGAAGAATTACCAAGGAACGTTGCGGCAATGTGTTGACAGCGCACAAGAAGCGGCTTAGAATAGCGTATTGAACAAACACAAGGAGAAACGTATGGCACGTAATTGGACACCAAACACAGGGAAATGCCCTGTTGTTACTGGTACGCTAGTAGATGTAATTCACAGGGACGGAGAGGCGTTTAAGAGTGTAGCTGTGTCAGTACATTGGTCAGTGTGTTCTACAAACTGGCTTCTAGAGGAGTGTATTGGAGACATCATTTTCTGGCGTCGTAGCAAGGAGAAGAAACAATGAGCAACGTAGCGATGAAATTCAGAGTGAAGGATGAACAACACTCGAAGGAGATTCAGGAGAAGCTGTTTAGTTTGGGTTACAAATGGTACTCTGGCGACGACGCACAGTTTACGAAACAACCATTTCTTTACGCGGCAGATGATGAGATGCTAATCACTTACTCTGATAGCTACGATGAAGACTATTTTAATCTAGAACCTCACACTCTGTGTGTTTTGCTTGACGGAGAATTTGTGCCTGTTGATAGCGTGTCCGAAGAAGTTGTACAAGTTTCGGACAGCAAGGTAAATCCAAAGCAAGCACTCGGACAAGCCTCCTTGCCACTGAACCTGTTCTCACCCCTGGCGACAGCTTATGGCAGCATTGGCAAGCTCAACGGAAAGCTTAAGTACGGTTTAAGCAACTTCGTAGCAACACCTGTAATTGCTTCCATTTATGCTGACGCTATTCGCCGTCATCTTGACAAGTGGATGGCAGGACAAGAGTTTGACGAGTCTGATGGTGTGCCTCACTTTGCAGCTATGCTGGCCAACATTGACATTCTGTTGTGCGCTCGTGCTGCTGGTACGTTGGTTGATGATCGCCCTCTGCTGATCGGCTTTGAAGCTGAGATGGAGAAGCTGACACCAATTGTGAAGGCTTTGCATGAACTTCACAAAGATAAGAATCCTCACCATAATTTGTTGTCGGAGAAGGGTAATGCAAAGTAAACTACAAAGCTTCTGGGAAGCATGGGTGAATATATTGATAGGATTCTCTATCAACTTCCTCGCTAACATGCTTATCCTACCTCTGTTTGGCTTCAACATTACCGTAGGTGACAACCTTATTATTGGTGTTATTTATACATTGATTTCTTTGGCAAGAAGTTATGCGGTACGGAGATGGTTTAACAGAAAAGTGGGTGTGGCTAAATGAATACAGAAATCCCTTACTCAAGCATCTGGGTTAGCAAGCTCCCACCAGAGCACAAGATATTAGTAGGAATGCCCTACCGCTTCTACGACACAGGTACTAAATACTTTACACAGCTAGTTGACGGCGACGGACGTTCTAAGCTATTATCTGAAGCATTTATCAAAGAGCACTATCAACAGGAGAAGAAATGAACGAAAGAATGACATTTAAAGAGAATCTGATTTCTCTGAGAGAATCGGTTATGTTTGCAGAAGCTAACTTGTTTCAAGCACGGAAGGCATTAACTGCTGCCGAGTGTGATATTCAGAATCATGTGTACACGAGCTTGGAAGAAGCTGAGGAAACTCTTTCCAACCTGTTCTGGGATTGGGCACACGAAGACTGTGAAGGTGCTGGTAATTGTGGCTCTCCAGAGTATTCACAAGATTTCATCGTAGATGGTATTGAGTACACTGCTACAGAGACTTTCGAGTATAATAGGCATGACCGCACCTACTATTACATTGACGGACACAGCTACTCTTACAAGGAGAAAGCATGACATTAACGCAGATATTCAATGCCATCCAGCAAGGAGACATTGACATTACATACTTTGAAGCTCTCATCATTGAGCGAGAACGTGGAGCGTATGTTCAAGGCTACCAGGACAGCACGATTGATGAGATGAGGGTGAGGGAGCAATTCTTGTCGGAGTGCTCGTAAATGAAACCTCACTCGCGGAGTGCCTCTTGATGTGGAACCTATCACAACTGATGATTTTGTTTGGAATTGGTAAGATTGTAATGAAGGAGTCTCAGGAGAAACTGTGGCGTCCTGAGACGTATTTTCCAATGTTGAAGAAAGATGAGAAATGAGCATTACTAAAACTGAGAAATACGTTGCACGTGGTATTGGATTTGATCGGCTTGAAGATGCAGAATTCTATGAGGTTTGCCAGCGTGTCAAAGATCATACTGATACTTATATCAAACAAAATCCTGAAGCTACCAGAGAAGTTGTCGCACAAATTGCAGTGAACGCTGTGTATGGGAGTTGTAAAGTAATTTTGAAAGGTCGAAATGATTAATTTGTTGAAAAACATAGGGCATCTTGTTCTTAGTGCTTTAGCGATAACCTATAACGCCTATGTAATGACAATCTTGTGGGCTTGGTTTATTGTGGCAACGTTCGGGCTTCCTGTTCTGAGTGTGCCAGTTGCTGTAGGGGTAGTTGCTATTGCTGCGCTGTTTAAGAGTGTCAACCGTGACAACGCTGATCGGGAAGACGCTATAGTGTTTGGGCATACGTTCGGGTTTTTGAAGCCTACCGCTTGTTTGGCTGTTGGGTGGGTGGCTTTGAAATTTGTGTAAATAAGTGTTGTAAATGTTCTGGGAGTAATCTATAATAAGCGTTCTCTTGTGGAGAGTTGAAACTTGAGAGGGAACGAATTGAAGAATTGTCCGTGTTGGACAACTATGCCGGGCGCGGCTTTGCGCAATTTAAATCAAGGAAAACAATATGTCTTTTAAACCACAAGCTCCTAAGCAAGATGAAAACGCAGCAGATCGCAAGCCTTTCGTTGCAATCGTACCAGATGACGGCTTGCAAGCTGTCCAAGTCGGCCTCATCGTCAACCTTGGGCAACACAAGAAGTTGCCTAAGTATGCGAAGGATAATGCTGGTAAGCGAGAAGTAGATAAAGAAACTGGCGAGGACAAAATCATCTGGCCTAAAGCTGGTAAGGATTTGGAGCAACGTGTTGGTGTCTACATTGATCTGCTGACACAGACTCATGACTACGAAGGTGATATTGGCGTCAAGAACATTCGTCTGCCTCTGCACCAAGTAAGCCGTGGCATGAGTGAGGGTCTGAACTTCACCACTGTGGCTCCTCGTGATCCTGATGGCAACTACATCAAAGGTCGTCCTTGGACTCTGGCTCCTGCGAGTGCTTGGTGCAAGATTGCTGCTGTTGTGTTGGATTCGGAGGGTAAGAAAGTAAGCGATACAATGCTGAAAGCTGACTACAAGAATCCTAAGCACAATGACATCAATATGCTGCTTGGTAAGCCGTTCATGTATAACGTAGAAGTTAAGCAGACGGAGAAGGACGGAAACACTTATGTGAACACCAAACTTAAGTCCCCTGTCCCGCTGATGAAGGGTCTGAAAGTAGATGATGCTTTGGTAAAGGCTATCAGTATCTCCTTTGAAGATGCAGACTTGCTGGAAGCAAAAGAAGAACTTGGTGGTGCTTGCAAGTTTGATTTGCTCCGTGTTGCTGACATCCGTAAAATCGTGTTGGCAACAGATTACGAGGGTTCTGCTATGCAGACTGCCGTGCAGGAACGAGAAGACGAAAGTGCTCTGATTGCTAAGGCTAAGGAAATCCAAGAAAAGCTGATTGAGAATGACCGTGATCTGAATGAGATTAAGGATAAGTTCCCGAACGGCCCTGAAGGTGGTGAAGTTGCCACTACTGAAGCTCCTGCTAAGGCTGTTGCTGCTAAACCGGCGAAGCCTGCACCACGCCCTTCTCCAGCCTTTGCTGACATGGACGATGACATTCCATTTGCCCCAATCAGCCGTAAAGCTTGGGCACTGTAATTAAGTAACAACCTTGCCCTGCAAACCTACGGGTTTGCAGGGCTTTATTCTAGGAGAAAACAATGACACAACACAAAAAAGAACTGAATAGTATTCTTGTAGCAGCATCTCACTTCATGCCGCAAGGTGCAATCATTGCAGGCGGTGCTCTGACGAGCGCGTTCACCGGCACTAACATCAACGATGTGGATATGTACTTTAAGACTAAAGATGATTTCATCCTTGCTGTAGAACAAGCGTATGATGAAGGTTTGTGGTGTGTTGCTGCAACTAATCGTGCTGTTACTTTTGTTCAAGGCAGTAGCGTCATTCAGTTAATGCACTTTGACTTCTTTGAAACGGCTGAAGCCATCTTTGACGCTTTTGATTTCACAGTGTGTATGGCTGCTTACGACTTGGACAGCAAGGAGTTCATCTTCCACACAGACTTCTTCAAGCACGCTTCACAACGTTTTCTTCGTTTTCACAACGGCACCCGTTACCCTTACGGTTCGTTGATGCGTGTTCTCAAGTATCAACAGCGTGGTTACAAGATTGGTAAGAGTGACATACTTCGTATTGGTTTGGCTTGCCAACGTGTTGAGATGGAGTCGTGGGACGACTTGGCTTGTGCAATTGGTGGACAGTATGGGGACATTGCTAAGATTGAAACAGACACTCCTTTCTCTTTAGACGCTGCTGATGAAATGTTCCGTGATGCGGATTTTACTATCGCTGAGAAGGAAGTCATGCCGGGGAACTTTGAAGATTTGCTAGACAAGATTGGTGTAGATTATCGGCTGGAGGAAGAAGCATGACAAACTTAGTTTGGGACTTCGACTACATCAAGTACTCAGTTGGATCAATCGCAGAGACACGCAGTATTGTGGTAACACATAAGCAGTCCGGTAATCAGAAAGAATTCAAGACACGCACGGATTTCTATGGACATTACAAGAAGAAAGAAGGTGGATGGCTTGCAGAGCAGAACAAATCTCGTACAACGCCTTGGACAGCCGAAGACTTCACGATTGAAGACAAACAAGTAGCTCAACCTGTAGAATACGCGCTTAACGCTGTGAAGTCTCATATTGACAGTGTTGTGTACAAGACAGGCGCGAAGCAGTATTATGGATACATCGGCAAAGGCGATAGCTGGCGTGTAGATGCTTCCACTATCCTCAAGTACAAAGGTTCGCGTACAAATGCAATGCGGCCTATCCATCTTGAAGCAATTGAAGAGTACTTGAAGAAGTTTCACGCAGCAGAAGAAATTCGTGTGCTGGAAGCCGATGACAAAGTTGTTATGGATTGCACAGCCGACCCAAGTTTGGTGTTAGTTGGTGTAGACAAGGACTACCGTGGATGTGCTCTCACTTTGTTCAATCCTGACAAGATGGGCGAGCCTGAGAAGATTTCTGGCTTTGGTAAGCTTTATATCGGTTCTGATAAGAAGGTGCGGGGAGAAGGGCGTATCTTCTTGGCCCATCAAATTCTAAGTGGCGACTCTAGTGATGACTATTGTGCAAACTCCGCTTGTGACACTCGTTGGGGTGACAAGAATAGTTATGCCATCTTGAGCAAGTGCAGCGATGACAAGCAAGCTTGGCAAGGGATTGTGGAGGCTTACAAGTCGCTCTACCCTGAGAAAAAGGAAATCATAGGTTGGAGAGGTGATAAAATTGAAGTGGATTGGTTGTACTGCCTTCAAGAAAATGCTACAATGGCGCACATGCTTCGCTGGGAAGGTGACAGCATCAATGTCAAATCAGTTCTCGACAAACTTAAAGTAGCCTACTAAATCATAACAAGGAGAACAACATGCAACAAACAATGCCTCTAGGGGAGTCTTTCAGGTTTTCATGTGGGCCTGACGAATACACGTTCGTAAGCGGCAAGGGGTACACTTCTGAGAAGATGGATGGCAAATACATACAAGTCTCTGTTGAGCTTGCTCGCAATGCCATTCTACAAGGAGGTTGGAAGCTTCTCCCATCAGCCACACTCTCGGACGAGGAATCCTTCACGTTAGCTGAGAAGGCTGTTAATGCTGCGTTAGCGCCCGTGAAGGAAGTAAGTTTGTATGACGTTGCGGAGGAGTTTTTACACAATTTCAGAGGTGAGTTCTCCCGCAAGTGTAAATCTCATGGGGTAATTTACACTGTAACCTTTAAGATGCAAGATGAACAGAAGCTGAAGAAGATGCTGGTGGCTTTGAACAGTTTGGAGAGCACTCTTGGTGACTAAGAAATAGACAGTCTACTGCCACTTGACAGAACTCAATGAATAGTATATAATCCTATACTTATCAACAAGGAGGTGTACATGGCAGTAGACAAAGTATTGGCAACAAAGCTACGTGAAGATGGTTTAGGTTACAAAGAGATTGCACAACAACTTGGTTGTTCGGAAGCATGGTGTAAGATTTACCTTAAACACGTAAAGAAGAATACAGCCGAAAAGGCAGCAATCAAACACTGTATTGAGTTGGCACGGTCTGAGGATGCAATTACAAACTCAGGCATCAAACAAGGCATTCGTTCTGTCTACCCTTTTGAGGACAGTAAAGAGTGTGCGTTATTGGAGAAGAAGGCAATGACTCGGTTTAAGAACGCAATTAATAAAGCTCCAAACACAGTGATTCGTCCCTACTGGATGCAACCACAGAATGCACAACTTAGTTTGGATGGTGTTCTTGAAGCTGTAAATGATATCAGTATGCGTATGGATGACGAGGTTGATGCTTTCCGTAAGAAGTTCAACTTAAACCAAAGCTACGATAAGAGCCTTCGGTACACAATAATCAAGATGCTGTATTGTAGTAATTTGTTACCTGAAGGTATTGAGAATTATTGTGACTACTTAAGTAAAGTGGTTAGTAAGTTGAATGGTGACTATACTCCTTCTAACACTATAAGTAATAGTGCTGACATGGATATCCCTTTTGACATCGCTGTTTATTCGGGCTACTCTGATGAGTACGAGTGCAATCTTGTAAGTCTTGACGACATTTAAGGGTTAATATGAAATACATGGGCAGTAAGGCTAGACATGCTAAGGAGTTGTTACCAATCATTCTTGCTAATCGCACAGAAGGGCAGTGGTATGTAGAACCCTTTGTTGGTGGGGCTAATATGATTGACAAGGTTGAGGGTAATCGTATTGGTGCTGATGTCAACGAGTACCTTATCTCATTCCTAAGTGCGCTGCAGAAAGGGTATGCTCCTCCAGAGAACATGAACTTGGCACTGTATGAAGACATCCGAGATAACAAAGATAAATACTCTAAAGCTACTGTGGGTTGTGTAGGCTTCTGTTTCACTTACGCAGCAAAGTGGTTCGGAGGGTTTATAGGCAACTCTAAAGATGTTGTGTGCGTTGGTAGAGATAGGATGGGTGAAAGCTACAGAAGTGTGGAGAAAGCTCGCAAGCAAGTGGAAGGTGTTCATCTCTTAGTGTGTGTATACAATGAGCTTCCAATTCCTAACAACTCTGTCATCTATTGTGATCCACCTTACAAGGACACTACTAAGTACAAAGACAGTTTTGACCATAAGCCCTTCTACGAGTGGTGCCGTAACATGCACAAACAAGGGCATCAAGTGTTTGTGTCGGAATATCAGATGCCGGATGACTTTATCTGTGTCTGGTCTAAAGAGGTGAACAGCAGTCTTACTAAAGAGACAGGCAGTAAGAAGGGTGTTGAGAAGTTATTTACGTTGAAAGGAAACCTGTGAAACAAATCAGCATTGTCATGCGCTCCACATGGGGCGGAAGCAATTACTCACAAGAATCTGTAGAAGCTTTCTACGATTACTCTAACGCTGTGTTGGCAAGGGATAGCTTGCAAGGCAGGCAAGATAAGGCTGATGTGGAATATTATATTGAGACGCTTGAGATAGGGGATAGTTTATGACAGAAGATTGGACTAAAGAATTTGAAGAGGCTCAAGCCAATCTTCCTGTAACTCTCGCTAAGATTGATGCTGTGATTGCACGGATTAAAGAGGAACTGGCAACTTACGAAACACCAAAGACTTTCAGTTTTGTCGTTAAGCTGGAACACTACAGAAAGTGGATGACACTATTTCACTTCAAGTCAAAGCGTCAATGGCGAGAGGCTAGGAAAGCTTTTGGGGGGGATAAGGCTAAGTGGATTGCTTGGAAGGAGTCTGCTGGTGACCGCTAAGAAAACTAAAGCACCACTCGTGCGTTGCAATGGCACAATGACAGAATCACAATACCTCTCATGGATTCGATCAGCACTACGTAGCAAGTCTCTAAGTTGGAAACCTCGCCAGAAAGCACTTGAAATGGCAAGACGACCTTACAAGGGGCCGAACAAGCTTCAGAAATGGGAGTACGCTTGTGCCATTTGTGGGGAGTGGCATAAGGCTAAAGATGTGATAGTTGACCACTGGCCTATTGCTGCGGGTAGTATTCTTCACACAGACGACATTGGCCCTTTCGCTAACAACTTGTACTGTGAGGTGGAGAATCTTAGAGTGTTGGATAAGGTGTGCCACGACATACACACCCTTTCAGAAGCTCATAGTATTAGTTGGGAACAAGCCACGGTACTGAAGAAAGTGATCGAAGTAGAGAAGACTCACAAGCCTGATAAAATCATTGCAATGCTGAAAGAAGCAAACTATAATGATGTGAGCAACAAGGATAAGAGGCGAGTAGCCTTGACAGAGATGTTTACAAAGGAGAGTAAGTGACTAAGAAGCCCACAGCAAGACAACAAGCTCGTCAAACAATTAAAGACGAGCTTGAAAAGAGCCTGCTCATTGCCAAGCAGGATTTGCGTACTAACCGTTTCCAGTTTCAGAAGCTGCATGAACGACAGGAAGTGTTGAAGCGTAAAGTGGCAGAGATGGCTCTGTTGATTAAGACTTTGGAGAGTGTATGACGGACAACAAGACAAGAGTTGTGAATTATGCAGGAGATATTGCTGAGGTGTTTGCAGAAGTGGTGAAGCTACAGAAGCGTGTAGAAGCACTTGAGCAAGCGGAGTACTTTAGGAAGTACAACACGTATGGCCCTATAGCTTATGTCGATAACAGTTTCCCGAAGTTGTTTGATAGCTTTCAATTACCAAAGATGGAGAGTAAATGAATATTGTAGATGATTGGCAGGACAAAGCTTTGCGGCTCAACGAGACAGGTGTTATGTCTAAGCGAGCAATAGCAAGACAACTCAAGGTTCCTAAAAGTTCCGTATCGGACTTCCTTCGTAGGTACTCTGAGTTCAAGGCTGAAGAAGTCGCGGAAGTGTCCACACCAGAACATGACAACTCCCGCATCCTTGTAATTTCAGATTTACATTGTCCTTATAACGACCCAGATGCTTTGCAGTTTTTGCAGATGCTGAAAGATCGCTACGACTTCACGCGAGTGATTTCAGTTGGGGATGAGCAGGATGTTTGTAGCGCGAGCTTCCATGACGTTGACGTAGATATGCTTAGTGCTGGGCATGAACTGAAAGCTGCACAGAAGGTGTTGCAAGAGTTGGAGCGCATTTACCCTAAGATGGATATCATGAGTAGCAACCACGGCGACCTTTTCTATAGGCGCGCCAAGCATCATGGTATTCCTTTGCATGTCATCAAGAGCTATAACGATGTGTTGGGTGTGGGAGAAGGCTGGAAGTGGCATCCTGACCTGATTGTACGATTGCCCACTGATGAGGATGTGTACTTTTGTCATGGTAAGTCGCAGAACGGTTTGAAGCTGTCTCAGAACCTTTCGATGAACTGTGTCCAGGGGCACTACCACAACTCTTTCAATATTCAATATTGGAGCAGCCCACGAGCACTGCATTGGAGTATGCAAGTGGGGTGTCTGATTGATGATAAGAGTTTGGCTATGAGCTACAACAAGCTGACAGTGAATCGTCCGATCTTGGGCTGTGGTGTGATTATTGATGGGATTCCTTCACTAGAGGTTATGCCAAAATGATGCAAGCTCAAGTACAACTGTCATCCTTACCAATAACTCTTGTCCTTCTGAGTAACGGACAAGTAGCCTTCTCGCTGCATCAGAAGATGGCTACAATTCTTGATACAAGCCCTGCGGGGCAGAGAATTGTTATTAGTACAGAAGGAATCCTTGTGGGTGATGTGAATTACGTGTACAATGTTCCCTACTCGCTGACAGAAGATATGAAGGGTTGGCTGAGAAGTTTTGAGATGGTGAATCCTTTTTAGTATTGGAGTAGGTATGATTCTGAGTAAATTGACAAAAGCGTATGTAGCAGTAGAACAGTTCAACGAAATCTGTGGTAATCTTCCAGAGGTGAACGAAGCAAGCCTTGACCTTCAAATCAGCCTTTGCTATGAAGAAATGGTAGAAGTGATTGATGCTTTCGAGCAACGTGACATGAAAGAACTTGCTAAAGAAGTGGCGGACTTGTGGATTGTTGTAGCAGGACTTGTCCAGAAGATGCGTCACACTGGTGTGGATATGGGGAGTGTTATCGAAGCCGTGTGCGAGGATAACCTTGACAAGTTTATTCCTCAAGGACAGCCTTTGCAGTATGACTCTGCATTCACAGCAAGTTTGAATCAGAAATTTGGCAGGTGGGTGATTAAGGATAGTAACGGTAAGGTGCGGAAGGCAAGTACATACAAGAAGGCTGATGTTAGCCAGTATGTGTTGAAGGATTTGTTTAAAGAGGCTTCTCATGCCCTCTAAAGTGCTGTCCCTTCGGGATGTACGAAAGGCTTCTTGGCTTGCTCAATACAACGAAGTGAGTTTGTTATCAATTGATCGTGATGAAGAAGTGTGGCGAGTGCTATCTGAAGTGGGGTTTGACCCAGATTATGGCTATGAGTACTTTGCTTGTAACCATCGTGACATGTCGGGCTTAGTAGGTATCGGGTATGTTGTGGCTGGCAGCATGAGCCTCAACCGTAAGCACCTTTCCAGTGTTTACGCAGACCTAACCGACATTATGATAGCCGCAAGTTATCAAGACCCATCTCTTGCACGAGAGCTGGGAGAGCTTAGTGGGAAACAGAGGAGTTACGATCACTCGCACAGTTTGGAGGAAGAATCGGAGAAGCTTGCTAAAGAGTTGATTGAACCTACATGGGGAAGTGTTGAGTATCAGATTAAGGAGTTAAATGATTTGTGCTTTCATATTCGAGGGAGTGCTTTCAATTCTGCCGGGAGTTTAAAGACAATGAATGAGTACAAGCAGTTTGCACAAGAACAAGTCTCACAGAAAGGAAAACAGTGAGTGTTGTAGAGGATTACAAAGGTGCAAATGGGAAATGGGTAGGCGCTAAAAGGATTGCAGAGGGAATTGTCCAAACAAGGTCTTATGTCCGGTGGGGCAATATGCGACTACGGTGTAAAGTTGGTGGAGCGGAGCAACAGCGTCGTCCCACTTATGTAGGCTGTACAATGTCCTCCCTTTTCTCTGATTTTCAGACCTTCACGGATTGGCACGTAACTCAAGTAGGCTACGGTTTACCTTGTTACGATATGGATAAAGATATTCTTGTGCATGGAAACAAGGAGTACAACGAAAAGGTTTGTGTGCTTGTGCCGAAGGCGTTAAATGCGTTTCTAACATCTCACGATGCTGCCAGAGGAGACTACCCACAAGGAGTGAACTTTCATAAGCGGGTGCAGAAGTTTGCTGCAATGGTCAGTAGTGACAGCCATAGAATACACTTAGGATACTTCACAACACCGGAAGCAGCTTCAGTCGCATACAAAGAGGCAAAAGAAGTTGAATCGCACAAATGGTATGAACGTCTTAAAGCTGGTGAATTCGCAGTTGACCCTCGTGTAATCGAGCGTATGCGTACTTGGACTTTTGAAAACAATTAACAGGGAACAGAATGAAAGATATCAGCGCAAGTAAATTAATGTCGGATGTGAAGTTTTACGGTGACTACTCTCGTTACGACGATACTTCCCATCAGTACGAGACATGGGAGCAATCAGTTGAGCGAGTAATGCAAATGCACTACACAAAGTACGCGGCTCAGATGACACCGGCACTTCAAGTGTTCATGGGAGATATTCAGACTGCTTACTCACAGAAACAACTATTAGGTGCACAGCGAGCACTACAGTTTGGTGGAGCACAGTTGCTTAAGAAACATGCAAAGATGTACAATTGTGTTTCCAGTTATGTAGATCGTCCTGAGTTCTTTGGGGAGTATATGTGGCTAATGCTTTGTGGCTGCGGTGCAGGCTTCAGTGTACAGAAGCAACACATTGCCAAGTTGCCTAATGTCCAGCAACGCACCAAGGCAGCGAAGAAGTTTGTAGTTCCTGATTCAATTGAAGGTTGGGCACAAGCGTTCGATGTACTCTTTAGTTCTTTCTTTGTTGGTGGCGGCAAACATCCAGAGTATGAGAAACACCCTGTTTGGTTTGACTTGAGTCAAGTACGACCAAAAGGCTCTGAAATCTCTGGTGGCTTCAAGGCTCCTGGGCCTGAACCATTGCAGTATGCTCTGGCTAAGGTGGAGAAATTGTTGAGCAAGGCAGGAAGCCGCCTCAAATCAATTGACGTGTATGATGCTTGTATGTATCAAGCAGATGCAGTAATCTCTGGTGGTGTCCGTCGAAGTGCCACTATCTGCCTCTTCTCAAAAGATGATGAGGAAATGATTAAGGCTAAGACGGGTAATTGGTTCCAAGAGAATCCTCAACGAGGTCGTAGCAATAACAGTGTGATGTTGAAGCGAGATGAATTGACAGCAGCGGAGTTTGCTGCCATTATGAAGTCTGTTGAGCAATGTGGTGAGCCAGGATTTATCTTCACAGATAATTTGGAGTTTACATTTAATCCGTTGACAATACTAGCGGCCTAAGAGAGGAATCTCTTTTGAATAATCCGAATTTCGGGGGAAGCGTAGAACACGTAATCCCGACGCAACACTGACTTGAAAGAGTTATAGAGGCGCGAGAGACTGACAAGGAAGCAGAGAACCTGCTGTGATACAGTCCGTTCTGTATGGGGACATACAGAGATTGGCAGAAATGACCAATCCCCGCACAATGCGGAGTAACAATAAAGGTGTAGAAATCGGGATGTTGCCTGTTACGGCTGATGGTCGTAGTGGCTGGCAGGGCTGTAACTTGGCAGAGATTAATGGTGGGAAGTGTACGACACCAGAGTTGTTCTACGAGGCTTGCCGTGTAGCTTCAGCACTGTGTACGTTGCAAGCTGGATATACAGACTTTGAGTTTCTTAGTGCAGCTTCTAAGGAAATCTTTGATCGTGAAGCATTGATTGGTGTGTCGATTACAGGTTGGATGAACAATCCTCAAGTGCTGTTTGATGAGGAAGTGCTGCGCAAGGGTGCTCAGATTGTCAAGGATGTGAACAAGGAAGTTGCTGCCATTATAGGTATTAACCAGGCTGCTCGCACGACTTGCGCAAAGCCAAGTGGCAACGCTTCTGTATTGCTTGGGACAGCTTCAGGTATTCATGGAGAGCATTCACCACGTTACTTGCGCCATGTGCAGATGAACAATGAAGTGGAAGTGCTGAACACTTTCAAGAGTATGTATCCAGAGATGGTAGAAGACTCTGTGTGGAGCACGAACGGGACAGACAGTGTTATCGCTTTCCCGATCATCACTAAGGAAGGCTCTGTTTACAAGGCTGACTTGTTAGGTGTGAAGCAACTTGAGTATGTGAAGAAGGCACAGCAAGTGTGGGTAGAGGAAGGTACTAACGTTGAGCTTTGTGCTGACCCTAAGCTGCGACACAATATCAGTAATACGATTAGTGTTGATAGCTGGCCTGATGTGACAAACTATCTGTACGAGAATCGTCAATGGTTCTGTGGTGTGTCGCTCATGGCTGCTTCAGGAGACAAAGCTTTTCCACAAGCTCCGTTCACGGAAGTCTTGACAGAGAAGCAGATTGTGAAGAAGTATGGTGCAGCAGCATTGTTTGCAGCAGGATTGGTTACTCGTGCCCTAGATGCTTTCGGTGACTTGTGGAAGGCTACTTCTTGTGCAATGGGCTACGGTGAAGACATTTCTAAAGAGTGTCATGAAACTGTAGCGAAGCGTGATTGGGTGCGACAGTTTAAGAAGTTTGCCAAGAATCACTTCCCGCAGGATTGTAACAAGAACTCTGCCGAGTTGCTTGGTATGGAAGCTGGGGATTTGAACAAGACAGGTGACTGCTTGAAAGATGTGTATAATCTACACAAGTGGACTAAGATTGCTAACAACATGCCAAACATTGACATTCGTGAGCATCTGAAGCGTAAGCAGTTTGTAGATGTGGGAACACTGGCAGGGGCCGCATGTGCCGGTGGACAATGCGAAATCTTCTAATAAGTAATTGACAGCAACAGACAAGGGCTTGTAAAATAGCTCTTGTCTTAACAAAGGAGAAATTAATGTGGAACCACCGAGTATGGCGTCACACCCACCACGGAGCCGACGAAGAAGAGAGCTTCCAAGTAAAGGAAACCTACCACAACAAAGCTGGTGAAATCTGTGCCTGTACAGAAGACGCAGCAGAAGCTTACGGTTATACGCTGGAAGAACTGAAAGAGAACCTTCAACGTATGCTCAAGGCTACTGAACAGCCAGCATTGGACGAAGAAGGCTTTGTGTTTGCACAATGGGACTTGTCCGACACGGACGACGAAGAGGAATTTAATGCTGACAATTTATAGCAAGAACAACTGTGCGGCCTGCCTATCAGCAGCCAATCTACTAGACAGCTACAACATTCTGTACAACACCATCAAGATTGACGAAGACCCTGCTGCTAAGGAATTCATTCTGAGTCAGTGTCACAGAACAGTACCTCAAATCTACTGTGGAGATTCCCTCTTTGTAGAAGGAGGCTTCCCAGCACTTATGAAGCTCTCCAAAGAGGAGATTGTTGTGCGAATGGCTCAGTACAAATTTGGCTCAACAAATTAATTGACAGAAACGACAAGAGCCACTTACAATGTCCCTTGTCAATTTAATGAAGCACCTTAAAGGAGAAATAAATGGAATATGGAACAATTGCATCAGACTTCAGCCCTCTCGTCATCAAGCTTTCCACACAAGCTGAAATTGACTTCTTCTATAGCCTTGTAGCACAAACTCCAGATGCTCTCGTGGGCGACTACGTTATGCACGAGGAATTGAGCGAGCTTGAAGATTTCTTGTTTGAGAACATCTCGAATGAATTGCTTGTAGAGCAAATGGAAGAGGATGCTGTGTTTGTAGAGGGTTGTTGTGGGTGTGAAGAATGCGCCTCAGACTACAAGCACCATGCAGAGCGTCTTGAGCAACCTTTGCAGCATGAGCATTCTTGTAAAGGTGGTTGTGAGGCTTGTGTTGGCTGCAATGCTACTGACAGCAATTATGAAGCAGAGCCTGTTCCACGTAATCTAAAAGAGATGTTCGAGCAATTCTTTGCAGCACAAGATAAACAACAAGGAAATAAATAATATGACGACTAATAAACTGCAAGCCTACAACCAAGAAATCCAACCTCTACTGCGTACTATTAACGGCTTCAAAGAAGATTTGAAGGAATTTAAAGAGACAGACGAAAAGGCTCTCAAACTGGCTGAAGCTATCAAAGATGCACAAGAAGAACTTAAGCTCTACCTTGAGGACAACACAACCTCAAAAGATATTCTTGAGAACATCAAAGAGCACTCTAAGGAGTTCGGTCTTGCTGTGAAGGGTGCTGCCAAGGGAACGGCTTACAAAGTCAAAGACTTGAAGCCTTACTTTGTCGCTAGAAGCAAAGAGGACGCCGTGGAGAAAGCTGTAGATAAAGGCCAACTTTTCGAGGAATTGAACAAAGAGATTGCATAATAGATAGTTATCAAGAGCAAAGGGCACTCAGTGCCCTTTCTTAGATTGTACGTAAAGGAAAGATATGGTGAATTTTGTGGATCATTTCTACTATGATCCGTCTAGTCCGAGTTGTATTCGTCGCAAGTTACCTGTTCTGGTAGGAAGGCTTAAAACGAGCGTGAAATACGCAGCAAACACTGAAGTAGGACACTTATCCTCAGACGGGTACTGGGTGACTAGTTTGAATTGGGAGGATTTCGATGTACACAACATCGTGTACTTACTACACAACCCTACAATCCCTTCAAATTGGGAAGTAGATCACATAGATGGTAATAATTCTAACAACCTTATAGAAAATCTTCGGTGTGTCCCGCACGACATCAACTGTCGTAATCGCTCAATGTACTCCACGAACTCCACAGGTGTGACAGGTGTTTGTTGGATCGAAAAGGTTAACATTGGACATCCACTGAAGATGCTGTATGCCGTTGCACAATGTCGGAGTTTGGAAGGTAAAGTTGTTGGTCGTTGTTTCTCTGTAAAGAAGTACGGGCTTATGCCAGCTTTTAAGAGGGCTTGCGACTGTAGGGCTGACATGATTGCCTCGCTAAACGCACAAGGGGCTGACTACACAGACCGTCATGGCAAGTAGACGTAAAAATACCCAGAGTCCTTTACGGATATCTGGGCCAACATCACCACTGATGGAAACTTACAAGGTAAACTTGTTACTTCTTATTCTTTACCGCGTTAATCAATGCTGTATGTCTATCTGAGCAATCGTGATAGATTGCAGCATTTTCTGTCATATTAACCAGTATATCTTTGCCTGTCATTCCTTCAAGGGCTTGTAACGGTTTGCACTGCTGCATCAAGCTTGCTGGAATCTGTACTCCCTGAGAGGGCTTCGTTTGCCAACTGCAACCCTGAATTGTCAATACAGACGTTGTGATAAACGTCACGAGTAACAATTTTCTGCACCACTTTAGTGATGACTTCTGCTGACTTTTCACGTTTGCCTTTCAATGTCTCATACTGTTCTGCCACAAGGTTATACTTAGCTTGTGCCTCGTTGTTAGCTACGACTTGCTCTGCTGTAGACTTCTTACGCTCGTGAGAAACCCCTTGGTTATACACCCACCAATAAGCCCCTCCTAGCACAGCAAACACTACAGCAATCTCAATTAGTTTTGATTTCCACAGAAGCCACATCTTTAGCCTCCTTTTCTTCAGCGACACGTTTAGGCTGGCTTACAAGCCGAGCAATGATGATGGCAATGGCAATGTAAGTGACAACATTCGGGGGCATGTACTGTTGAATAATAGGAAGCATCTCAAAGGCTTGCGAGCCTATAGCGAGCAATGCTGCCAATTGAACAGAGACATACTTCCAGCCACTCTTCCAGTTTGCAATCAAACTTAGTTTCCAAGAGTTCATATTAATTTGCTTTCATAAATGATTGAATAAGGAATAGCACCATGCCACCAGCAAATGTAGATAGCAGCATAATCAGAGGGACAGACATTCCACTCCTACCTTGTTGAACAAACTCTGCTCGCTCAAGTTCTGCAATCCTATCTAGAATAGCTGGTGGAATACCCGATAAGCCTGTCTTCTCGTATTGAGCCTTCTCCAACAAACTGATTCTCTCAGCCAATTGGTTCTGCAACTGAGCAAGCTGACTAGCCACCGTATTCGCTGTCGTTGCTACCAAAGCCCTCAATGTTTCAGCAGAAGTACTTACTTGTTGTGCCAACACAGCAGCTTGGTCAGAAGCCCTATCACTAGCTACAGCAACAGCGCCAACATCTACCGCACGAATAGCATTAATACGGTTACTCTCTGCTTGCATGAGAGACATGATGTGCTCAACGTGAATTTTGAGATGGCCTTCAAGGCGTTCCTTCAAGGCTTCACGTAAGCTCTCTTGACGGTTACTCTCTGCAATGCGCAAGTCGTCTAAGCGGCTTACGGCTTGATTGACGATTAACATAACATTGTCGGTAGGGTCTTTAAAACGCCTATCGTCCGCGCTTGAGGGTTCCATGCTGATTCCTTCTGTATTGCACCGAATGGTGCTTGTTACCCTCTGCGAAATGCAGAGGTGATATTCACTTCAATTGTTATGCTTTAACGCTGAGGAACAAAGCCCTCTCTTGATGCCTACGCTTATCCAACCCCGGCACAACAGCCAACGGCTTGCCGCCTTTATTCCACATTAGGAAAGCATTACCAGCAGCTTCCCAATCACCCACAGCAATCTTCTTAGCTACTGTGCTGTTAGCAAAGGCTGTGTTACCAATATTGAAAGCAAGGCTGATACATGCTGCAACAGCTTCGTCTGATGCCTTCCAGAGATTAGGAGCAGAGTTCATCACAGAGCCCATAACTTCTTTCACCTCTTCAAACAGGTCGTTTTCAGCCTCTACAAGCGTGCAAGTATCACCCTGTTTAACACCTTTGGTAATTCCGTAACCTTTCGTCCAAGGTTCTCCAGAAAGCTCTTGCAAGTACGGAGGAAGCTCAAGCTTACCGTCCATAAACTTACGAAGAATGCCATGCTTAGAGAGTTCTTTGTACAGAGGGGAAAGTGGGTCTGGGTATGCTCTTTCCTCAAACTTCTCAAATGGACGCAAGATTTTCATAGCAATTTTAACAGCACCATCTCGTGTTTCAACTACTCTTGCAGGAGCCTTATCCTCCCTCTGCTCAGCAGCCTTCTTATTCAACCTAGCTACCCACGCGAGAGCACGCTCTTTAGTTTCATTATCAATCATGTCGTCCCTTTAATACGCTGTAAAGAATAGCAGGAGAATATCGCCAAGCCTCTGTATAACCTAAAGCTGCTGCAATACTCTCTGCACAAGAGTATTTATCAGAGCCGTCTCGGAAGAACCCTATTACGAATCCAAGATTGCCCATGAGGTCATAGCGCGATCCTTGGTGAGCCATAAACCACTCTCTTACGGCTCTCTCGTCAGCAGCCTCGACAGATGCTATTTCAAGGAAGTCCCAATGGTCAGGGTCGTATTCAATAAGCTTAAATCGAACACCCCCGTCAAGATACGACGAGGATGCTGACAGACCATCAGAGAAGATGATTTCACAATGGCTGTAAGGGCTTCTTGTCCAAGCTCTTACGCCTCTGTTATAAACGCCTTGCAGCTTCGGGCGTGTGCCCTTGTAGAAAGCTACTCTCATTTACACACCCTCAGAAGGGATCACAGGCCATCCCGCCATCCAGTCATACACTACAATATCCTGCACAGCAGCGCATGCCTCAATCGCATCGCAGTGTTTGCCGCGTATGCCGTCGATATACGCTTCCGCATGTAGAAATGGCTCAGATTGAGCGATGACGCGCCCAGCCATCTCGGCTATAGTCATGCCTCTTATCTGGCAGATCATCGCCAGTGTCGGCGCCTGCAGCGGATCGGCACTGTGCACAAAAGCGCGCGCCTCTGCCAACTTGATCGACCAACTCACCATTTCACCAACACTGCGCCCGCGCACCACGACATTACGCAAGCCGGCAGCATAGGCATTAATCTCGGACTGGCGCTTGAGCTTGGCATCCGCCAAGGAGTCCTGACCGACGCTATCGGGCGGCAGCGGCGTATTGCCAGCCGTGAGCCATGCTTGGTAGGCCTGCCATGCGGCACTGGAACGGTCGGGCGGAACGACGGTTCGCGTCTCGAAATCGAACACGCCGCCGGATAGGAGAACTTGGTACATCACGCTGGCACCTCAGTCACGAGGATTTGGGCTTTTACAGTCGAATTCGAACCTGCGGAGTACGAAATTGTTTGGCCTGCACCGAGGTATATTGTTAAGGGAGGTCCAGCGGCAATTTCAAGGGTGGTAGAGTCAGCTACCCCACCTCCTTGATAGACAACATTAGCACCCGATGAGCCGGATGAAGAGTACGAAACAACGCCGATGTTTAGCGAGGCAAAGGGTCCTTTGACCTGCATCCCGGTAATTTGCACCTTTGCGATAGTGCTGGCTGGGACGGAGTAGAGGGTGGTGGCCGCTACGGCGGTCACACTGACCGCGAATGCCTTGTGTACTTGTGCCATGGTGATCCCTTAAAAGTTTCCAAATCCGTTTAATAGCTCATTGAGTTTCGTCTCGATGCTGATGGTCTTTGTCTCGATGCTGGTGGCTTTTGTCTCGATAGTGTCAAGCTTGGCAGCGCGAGTCGAAGTCCATGTTGCGGTTGACAGCGCCGTAGACGAGGGCGCTCGCGTACTGATAGCAGCGTCCAAGTTGTCTACCTTGGCGGCGCGGGCAATCGTCCAGTTGACGGTTAAAAAATCGCTGATGGTTTTGAGTTTTCCGGGCACGCCGAGTAAAAAGTCAATCATGTTTTAGCTCCAGGTGGTATTGGTGACGTTTTGCGCGCCGTCGTAAGTGATGGTTTTTGTTCCGATTGCATCGTAGCTCGTGCCGCTGTTTGCGCTGTAGGCGTAGGCGGCTACGCTCACATTGCCGGATGACCATGTGAGTGTTGCGCTCACGCGCTCTGTGCCCTTTGAGTACGTCAGCGCGGCGGGCTCCGAAGCCGTGCCGCCAGTCGCTGCCATGTTGAAGCCGGGGAAACCCCCGCCCATGATGCAGGCATCGCGTAGAGCGTTAAGGTTTTGCCGGGTCGAATTGGCAAATGCGGTGCCGGTCTGCGTGCTGGCCGGTGTTGCGGGGTCGTGCGGGGTATAAGCCATGTGTCAAACTCCTTGAAATTGATACTGGAAATCCGATGCAATTCTTGCCCCGGCGTCGTTAAAAATGTACACATCAAAACTGCAGCTCGTGCCCAATATCACGTTGTCGAAAGACACGCTTCGAGCTGTAGTTCCCTTGGGCGTAATGGTCAGTTTTTTGACGAACACATAATCACCTTCAAGTGTGACCGTCACAGGGCCGCTCGCACTGCTTGTGCCACTGCCGACTTCTTCACGCGGGATGGCGTCAAGCCGGATAGTCTGGTCCGGGATTGTGACCAACAGCGTGCTGGTGGTCAGCGCCTCGTGCTTGAGCCGAATAAACCGGGCGTTTCGCTTTTGGCTCAGTCCGGCGCTATAGACCCATGTGCCGGGCGCGGCTGCCATGGCGGTACCTATGTAGCTGATGTGACTCCCAGACAGGTCTGCGATGGTAGCTGTGCCTGTGAATTGCCCCCCTAAGTCAAGGCCCAAATCGTCCGACTCTCCCAGCCATGTGCTGGTCTGGCTGGCGTGGTAGGTTGCCAGCGGATTAACGTAGGTGCTGATTGCTGCACTGAACTTGGTGCCGAAAGCCACGTTATCCTCTGTGACAAAATAGCGGGCTGGGTCAGTAGGGTGCAGACTGTATTCAGCCATACCTGTGAGTGTTGGCGAACTCTGCGTGAATGTGTCAATCAGGAACGCACTGGCGTCGCTTGATACCGTCACGACCGTGCTGGCGGGGCTGGTGCTGTAACCGCCCACGCTGTCCAGACACTTTACCTGCAATGACCATGTACCTGCCGGCAATTGATCGACTTGCAATCGCAGTGCGTCAACGCGGTCGAGCAGGACTGCATCCTCCCAGCTCACTCCGACCACGCCCCACCGGATTTCGTATCGCCACACGTCAATGTCAATTGCTGGTAGCCATGTGATATACACCCTCCCACCAGCCTCGAACGCCGACACGCTCGGGACGTTCCCCGGAAGCATCTGCTTGCCTATTGCGGTGGCACTCTGGATGGCGTAGTCGCTGGACGCCCCGATGATGGACACCGTTGAAATCTTCGCGGTATAGACCACCCCCTCTTGCACGGCAGGTGTAGGCCATTGCACGCCGTCCGTGACAATGGCAGAGTGGATCAGGGTGGCCCCTGCCCACAGATCGGCTCGGTAATGAGCTGTGTACGTGTAGTCCGTGTCTGCCACCCACACCACTCGCCAGCGGCTCGAATAGGTGCCGTTTTGTTGTTGGAAAACTTCCTCCGTCATCGTCACGCCCGTTACCACTGGTGGCTCTGCTGGATTGGATAGCGTAGTGTCAACATACGTCGGTGCATCTGTGACGGCGCTGCTATACACAGACGGATCATGCTCGATTAGGTCAAGAGCATAACGTCCATACTCCCCCGTAATGTTCATTACGCGCATCAGCTTGTCGGTCAAGCCAATAGGGTGCGTAACAGATACGATGTCCCCAACTTCCAGCGACAGAGCTTCATCAAAGACCGTCAAGGTGAATGACAAGTCGTTGAGCAACAGTTTGTTCAATCGCTCGGTGGACTCCCGGTAGGCTTGGCTGTAGCGAGTGACGCCGGGGAGTGACACTGTGCTTTCGCGGCGAGGCGTGGTGCCCGCTATCACGCCGGGGGCACGTACAATTGCCGTACCATCACGATGTGGTAAGGAGCTGATGTCACGGTAGCTCATCGTCATTACAGTAGGTGTCTGTTGCACACCACGCTTTTTGAGAGCACTAATCGACAGGATTTTCCCGCTGGCATGATCGAATGTGGCTACGCTGGCGCCGTCCTTATCGCTGACCAGCTTGAGTCCGTTTGCCGATGGCACGACCCAGCATCCAGCGTAGGTGCGCAAGGTGTCGAGCCACTTGTCAACCTGCTGTACGGTGTCCAGCGCCAGATTGAGCGTGCGCATTTTTTCTACGCCGCCTGCCATCACATCATTATCAAATGCGACTGACCCAACGCTTAGGTAATCAACGGTTTTGCCCATGCCGTAAGTGGTATTGGTCACAAAATCGGCAAGGCACAAGGCTGGGTTATCGCTCCACGCGGTCAGCGTAGATCGCGGGTCATACACCTTGCGCCCACTGATCGTCGCTGTAAAGCGTGGAAAGCCACCGCTGTCACTGTTGGACAGTTTGACGACGCTGTAGCAGATGCCGGGTAACGTATCAGTGTAGGTAATGGCAGGTTTTTGAGTTGCGAATGCAGCCACCATCACAGGGTTGATGCCTTGCCCCGTAGTGCCTGTGTAGTGTGTGAAGGTTACGCCCGCTGGTAACACTTTATCGTCCAGCATCAGATCGGTAATGGCATCGACCTCGCCATGCCCCCACACCAGCAGCAAGACCGTCTGACCATAGTAGTTCAGCACACTAGCGATTTGCGGGCCGATGGTGACAGTTCCGTACAGCACCCGTAGCGGGGCGTTTTCAGCAGCCACACTGAGGAGTTGATCCTTGGCATTGGAGGCGCTGCCGTTGAGCGTGTCACGTGCAGTCACTGGCGTGGTCGCCCATGCGCCGGGGTTGGGGAGATAAAGCATCAGACTTGTTCCATTTGTGTAGTTACAGTCCAACGAGAGCTTGGGCCAATGGTAATATTCGGAGGCGCGGTGAAAATACAGGTGTAATTGGTTCCGTCCGCCACCCATAGAAAATCAATCTCTAACAGGCGATTGGTGGTATAGAAACTCATTAACACTACTTTCTCATCGGCGGTCAGGAAGTCGTGCACAACTGTAAATTTCTGCTTTGGTGCGGTGTAGAATGCTCTGCCCTTGGCTGCTCCGTTGCTGGCGCGGTCAATCTGCACATCATCCAACACCTCTTGTGTGCTAGACTGAGAGGGATTGTATGTAAAAGTGGGATACGCGTTCATAGTGCTCTATCCAACGAAAAACGCTCACCGTTGTACATGATAATGGTTCCCTCTGGCTGTAGAAAGTTGAATACAGGTGTTGATATGAAAACTCTTGGGCAAAACAGCGTTTTGTTCGCTTGTGCTACCAATGTCATTGTTACATTGTCGGTGGCAATCTCGGCACCATCGGCAACACCTGAGAACACTTGTACCGCATCACCATGTGCTCCGGCATAGACGGCATAAATGCTCACAGGTATATCGGATGCACCCTCGTTGAGGATCAGCGCACTATAGAAATTGTCAGTATTACCTAGCGTCAGGCTGGCACTGTTGTTACCCTTACCATCTTGCTTGATACCAGATACCTTGGCGTCCGCGCTTGTCCAGTTGTATGTGGCGTAACTGACGCTACCTATAGTGGACAGACGTATTGGCGTACTATAGCCAAGCTCGATCAAGTAACCGGGGCGCGTGATGGTAAGGGCCAACTCTGCGAGTAGTTCAGGGGTCAGTGTAATCATGCTACCGATACCTCCGAGCCGACAGGTGCTGTCACAGATACACTGATATTCGCTTGCGCTGGAGTGTTGGCAGCTACTTTCACATCGGCGGCAGCGGCCTTCACATCAGCAGCAGCTTTAGACAGTGCTGATGTCGGGTCAGCCATTGCCTCTGCAATAGCAGTTTTTACTGCTTCAGCTATTGCCCTTGCGGTTTCTGCGTTCTGTGCCTTGGCGAGGGCCACTGGATCAGCACCGTTTTGCATCACATAACTATTGATTTCGTTAAGCTTGGCCTCAAACGGCAGGATTTGTGCCTTTTGCTGCTCAGGGTCCAACAACCCCCATGCCTGATTAATCAGGGCGATTTGCTCTTGTGCGATTGACGCGATTGAGTAAATGTCGCCGCTGCTGTGCATCTGGTCATTGAGACGAGCACCCCTAACATCCAACATTCCATATTTACCCGCGTTACCCTCCATGCCAAATTTCATGCCAAAGATGCTATCGGAAACTGAGTTGCTGATACCACTCACAAGGCTCTTGATTTTTGTGGCGATATCATGAACACTGTTGTAACTTGCCACCACAGCGTCTGATGCTGTCGCTTGTGCATTAAGTGCGTTAATCATTCGCTGCAACGGTCGCAACGTCGCGTCCATAGCATCCATTTCGATCTTACGACTAGCTGCGAGTGCGCCTGACTTATCACCTTGCAACTGCATAATCTGGATTTCCATGTTGACACGTTTGGTCGCCAACTCCGTCGCAGCAGCCAATGCTTTTGCCTCATCATCGAGCGCGTAGATGCGTGACTGCAACGGCCGCAGGGACTCATCCATAGCACTGAGTTCGGCATTACGCTGACGTGTTAAGGCTTCCGCCTTCGTGTGCGTCATATCGTAAATCTTTTCTTCCAGCGATGCCCTTGCCTCAGATATTACTGAGAGTGCTTCTGCTGCTGTAGCTTCATCTTGCAACGCAAACACACGAGATTGCAGAGGGCGCAGTGATTCATCTAAGGCTTCCAACTCCAGATTACGTTGACGTGTCAGAGCTTCAACAGCCGTGTGCGTCATGTCATAGATTGTGCCCTCAATTTCAGCACGTTGACCTGCAAGTTCTTTTGCGGCATCAGCAACAATCTTAAATGCCGGTGCAACGTTCATCAAAGCTACATACATTTCTTGTCCAGCTAACGTACTCAAATCCTGGCTTTGTACCAATGCTGCATATTGCTCAGTTGTTGTGATAGACGATTGCTCTAAACGAGCCATCTCTTTAGATACAGCAGCAGACACAGGCGCAAGCCTCTGAGCATCTGTCAAGAAATTATCTTTGAAGAAGTCTGTCTTAGATGTAAACTCTTCCAAGCCACCCATCATATCGATGAAGCCCATGCGAGCTTTCATGCTCTCAGTGCCAACAGCACCAAAGGTCATTCCAACAGATTGCAATTCCAAATCAATCACACGGAAAGAGTTAGAAACACGTACAGCGGTCTCTAACAAGCCTTCACCCATCTGTTGAAATGGCTTAACGATTTGAAGAGTAATACCTGTGATTCGATCCATCTCAGCAGAGAATACAGAAGTAACAGCTTCTTCCAGTTCTTTACCCTTAAGGCCACGAGTTTCAATTGCGAGGTTGACAGGGATTTCATTCAACGTGTTAGCCAAATCAGCCGCAGACAAACCTAACGAGCTACCAATCTCTAACAAGCCTGTACGCACATTAACAAACGATTGAGCTAAAGAGTCGCTGAATTCTTCAGTGAGGTCTGAGAAGTTCTTTGTTGTCCACTCTTTGTCACGTCTAAACAATCCACCATTCTTCTTGTGCAACACTTCTTCATATTGCTGTGTACGGCCTTCACCGGCTGCAAGTGAGCCTACAGAGCCTTGAATTTCAAGGCCTGCGCCGATGATGTTTGTGGAAGTGTTACCACCAAAGATAGACCCACCAAACTTAGTAGTGTTGCCCTCTTTAGTGCCAAAGGCTGTACCTGTCATCAAACCTTGTGTCAGCACTAAGCTCTTGGAAACACCTGTCAAGCTTGCTGCAATGTTCTGCATAGCTGTCAGCATTTTATTGCTGTACTCAAGCTCGGAGAAAGCATACTCGGAGAGAAGCTTTAAGGAGTTGACAATGGATTCACTCTTGGCTTCGCTGTCACCAAGTACAGTACCAGAGCCTTGTGTTTCGATGCGTTTCTTTTGGGCGGCTTCTGCACCACCTGATCCACTAGCAGCGCCTCCCCCTAGAACAGCAGCAATTGCTACAGCTGCCGCAGCCCATCCCCACGGCCCCATCGTTGACATGAACGACATAATCACGCCAGGAATCTTAGCAATGTTCTTAGCACCTTCTGTAATCACGGTCATGTTGACCGATGCTAACATACCAGCCAACTCTACTGCGCGGAAGCCTTGCTCTGCGAGGGAAAGGAGTTTGTAGCCAGATGAGCCTTCGTTGAAGAACATCTTAGCTGCACCTGCCATATCACCATAAGCGTGGATACGAGCTTGACTAGAAGCTTTGTCAAAGTCTGCATTAACTTTACTGAGAGCGAGTTCTTTCTGCTTGCCAAGTAACTCCGATTTGTTAATCTTCTCAATAGCTGTTGCACGGTTGCTAGTAAGTTTCTCTTGTGTGTTACCATATTGCTGAGAGATGATGAATAACTTGCCAGCAGCTTTGCCAGCACTGCCGAAAGCGTCGCCAAGTGACTTGGAAATACTCTCGCCAACAGATGCCCACATTGTTTTCTGGTTGTTGGCAAGCTGCTGCATCTCCGACAAAGCTTTGTTATAGTTCTTTGCTGCATCGTCACTCTTAGGGTCAGCATCCATTAACACTTTCAGTGCTAACAGTTTTTCTTGCAAGTCTGGGAGCTTTGTAGCAAACTCTTCGGAAGCTGCTTGTGCTGCTGAGAATACACCAGCAATGCCTAAGCCTTCATTATCTGCTATAACACCTTTGAACAGGTTAGAAGCAGCACCACGCAATACTTCAAAAGCAGAGTAGGCTTCTTTGACTTTAGCTGTGTCCATTGCGGCATCTTGTGTAGCCTTGAGGCGTTTCTGGTACTCGATCAATTCTGGAAACTTGTCACCATACTTTTCAACGGCCTTGGATACAGCGTCGTACATGGCCTTAGTGTCGCCCTCGTATCGCAACTGTTCGGCTTTGACCCATTGACCTTTTTCTTCAAGCTCTTTGATTTCCAGCTTTGCCGATGCTTGACGAATCTCTTTCAAGTACACGTCATTGTCACGAGCGACTTGCTCAACCCTTGCACCTTGGTCTGTAATCTCTTGAATACGTTTATTATGGAAGCCTTGCGCGTCACTCTTACCGTCTTTACGCTTATTGGCAGCATCCTCTTGGGCTTGCAAAGCGTTGACAGTTTTCATTGAGGCTGCGATTTGAGCGATGCTGATATTCTCAATCATTTCAAGCTTACTAATCATGCCAGCTTTGAACATTGATTGTTGCTGTTTGTCGTAAGCAGCTTGAGCATGTGATGCTTCTGTCAGGTAGCCTTCTTGAAGTTTGATAGCTTCGTGGTAGGCATCGTTAATACCTTTGGTGTCTGTCTTGCCACCTAACGTGGCTGTCGGTATACGATCACCTGTGTCGCGCGACTTATCGGCATTGGCTTTAGCTAAGTCAGCATTCTCTTTAGCTTTGGCAAACAACGTAGCTTCTGCCGCAGCAGCAAGCTTGGTGTTATTAGCCGCATTCTCACGAGCCTTGTTCAATGCTGATTGTGCTTCTTTTTGATCTTGCAACTGTTTTGTGCGATTGAAGCTAAACTTGGATGTCACTTCATAGAGGTTCTTTTCAGCCTCAGCAATCGCTTTCTGGTCTAACCCAACCATCTTCTGGCGTGATTCATCCCTCTCTACTTCTGCGTTAGCATCAAGTAAGCTCTTTTTCTGACGCATCTTGGCATTAACTTTATCGAGAGTCTCAGCCTCTTTCGTCAACCCGCTAATATACCCTGAAGCGTATGCTTGAGCATCCTTAGCTTGCTTCTGCAAGTCTTCGCCCTTGGCAAGATTGTACGCTGTCCAAGCAACTGCCACGACACCCAACACAACTGCCAATGCTGGAAGTGCTGCTGTGAGTGTAAGAGTACCTGCCATCAAACCTGTGATAGCTGTGCCAATAGAGGCAATACCTGCCGCAGCAGCTTGCCATACAGATGCACCAATCATTGCAGCTTTGACAGCGATTAATCCTACAGCAAGCTTTGTGAGTAAAGGGATGTTCTCAGCAATAGCCATAGCCAACTTTGCGAACCAGCGTGCCAGTTCTGCAATTGCATCTTTGAAATCTTTAGAACCAAACACCGCTTTCATACGTGACGAGAAAGCAATCACTTCTGGCTGAATACTTGTGAAAGTCTCAGCAAAGGATGTCTTCAATGTGTTAAACATAGAGTCAACTTGGCTCTTAGCTGTAAGGGCCATCTGTACAGCACCCTTGGCAGCAAAGCCGTAGCTGTTCTCTACGTTGCGACGGAATCGTGCCAAAGCATTATCACTGTCCCCCAGCTTAGTGTTATACTCTCCCAACAACTGCGTCATCAATCTTTGGCCACGCTCATTACTCAGACGACCTTGAGCAAGCTTGGACTCACCTTTACTAAGTTTATTCAAGCCCTCATCTAGTAATGTAACAACTTCAAGCAGCGGTTTAAAGTTACCATCGGCATCTTTAAAGGCTGCTTGTGACAAATTCATTTTGTGTAGCGTGCTGCCAACTTTATCTGATTCTGCTGCCAACTCTTTGTAGAAGTTCTTCAAGGCTGTACCAGCAGCACTACCTTGAATGCCGAGATTGGACAAGACACCCAAGCTTGTACCAATGTCTTCCAGAGAAATACCGTACAAACGGTTCACAGAAGATGCAGACTTAAAAGCTTGCGACAAGGTTTCTACGGAGGACATGGACAGGGCTGCTGTCTTAGCGATCACGTCGCCAACGCGTCCAAATCCCTCAGCAGTGAAGCCGATAGCTGTACCAACGGATACAAGTGTTGTAGCAGCCTTCTCAATAGACACACCACCAACTGTAGCGAGGTTGAGTGCTGCGCTAATGGACGAGATAGCTTGATCTGCTTTCAGACCCGCTAATACTAATGTCTCGAAAGCTTTAGCGACTTCTTGGGGGCCATACACCCCTTGTCCCAAGTCCATTACAGACTTACGAATATTGTCAATAGATTCTGTTGTCTCGTTACCGCGTACACGGATACCTTCAAGGGTGTGCTCAACGTCTTTACCGACTGAGACAATGCCTTTAAGGGACGCACCAATGGCGACTCCGACCGCCATGCCGGTAAATGCTCCATAAGTCATCCATAAGGCACCAAGTGAACCCGAAAGTCCGCGAGCCAATGCCCTCCCCTCTAACATCGAGTTGTTGTGCCTCCGTTGATGAACTTCTGCCTGTTGCAGATTTTGGTTCATCAAGTTAAGTGATGTTGAGAGTAGTGTCATAGCTGCTGCCAGAGCTTGAGTACCTCCCGCAGCAACGCGAGAGTTAGCTGCCATCCCTTGCATGAGGGATGCCTGTTCTCTCAATTTAGTTATGTAGGAGTCCGCTGCTGTCGTCGCCATGCGATTAGCAGCGTTAATTTTGCCCATAGCCGCGTCTAGTGAGGCAACGCGTTTCTCGGCTGTACTTGCTGTGTTAGAGAGATTACCCAAGCTAGTATTAGCTTCACGAATACCATCACTGGACACTTTGATAACTAAACTTGTAATATCTTGGGCCATCTTTTGTCCTTATTGTTTTGATATAGGCATTACAAAGTCTAGAAGATCCTCTAGCACAACATCTGTAAAGCACTCAGTAAATCCGTCAAACACCTGCTCAACTCCGTTATAGTTACTTCTTAGCCAAGACAGTGTGGCCTTTTCAATACGTTGTATCTTAGCGCCATCTGTAGAGAAAATTTCAGTGTGTACTTTGAAATCTAAACCAGATGTTCTACTAATACTCCTGAGTCTTTTACTAACTGTCCGATTGGTTATTCCCACCTTGGTGATATTGTCAACTAGTAGTATATAGAATACGCCAGCTTTAGTCTTACAATATCCCGCACCAGCACAGTCGGGGCAACCATGTCCTCGCATATGGTTACTGGGGGATACAGGAAAATCTCCATGATCTTTACACGTAACGTTGACAAGACACCTTCCATTGTCCCCCATTATCACATTCGTATAAGTATACTTATAGTTGTGCGCTATGTTTGATCTCTCTATAAACTCAGGTAAAGTCGTCCTCCTAAGTGCTGCAACAGTCTCAATACCACAATCTCTACAACCATCTCCGCACTTGTGCTTTGACGCCACTAAAGTAAACTTACCATGTTTTCGGCAGATAACATCCACAGGGATCTCATCCTTAATGTAGACAGTCTCTGAATAGTCGTACTTGTCTCCATGCACAGCAGTACAACCAATAATAAACTGTTCTTGTGTCAGTGTTCTGGACTTTGCCCTCTTGACAAATCCGCAAAACTTACAGCCTTGACCAGACCTATGTTTACCTGCCATAATATTAAAGACGCCGTGTTCAGGGCAAGTAACATCTATAAACCCTTCAGTAGTCTCGTACTTCGTGTGCTCGTAAGTGTAGTAGCCCTTGTGGATTTCCGTAACTTCTGCAATGTACTGCTCTGGAGACTTCCTGCGGTTCAATCTAATTTCTTTTACCATTTACACCCTTCGTATATCCAACATTGTGAATACACTAGGTGGACTGTCGCTAACATGGCAGACAGTCCGTAGTGTTCTTTACTATTCCTTCTTACCAAACATCTCTAACAATGATTCTTTCAGTCGCATACTCTCTGCGTAGGCTTCATCCTTACTAATATCTTCAAGAATAATCTCTTTAGGGCATGGACGATTCGGAGCGTTCTCTGAAGCCTCTGAGCAATACTCTGAGCTTAGGAAGCGTATAGTTTGGAGTTCCCAATCACTCAACGTCGTGTGTGTCATCACAACAGGCATCCAGCGATTCGTGGGAGACTTAACCCACTCTATGTATTCTTCTTTGAAGAACAACTCAGCCCAAGCTTTAATCTCTTCCCATGAGATAGCTGTGATACCCATACCTCCTGATCCCACTGTTCCTACTTCATGCCAGATTTCAGCAAGCCATCTTTCGTAGGTTGACAGCGGAGCCATTTCGAGGTATGGTGAGCCTTCTAGATAACACTCTCTGCGTGGCTTGTCACCCTTGTCTGGCGTAGTGTTGAGCCAAGCAGTGTGACGAGCGTACGCAGAGAGGGAGGTTCTTACTTCTGCAAAAAACTAGCATCGACCTCAAGGAAGGCGCTTACTTGATCTTTTACCCAATACAGAGTAGGATCGCTGAACAGTTCAACAAACTTGTCAGTGTTGTTAATTGGTACACCGTCGCCAAGGTCAAAGTTAAAAGCCTCTTGACAGACGGTTGCGAGCAGCTTATTATTAGCTTCAACGTTCTGTTCAAAAGTGGCTTTGCCGTTACGACCAGCTTGTTTGCGCGAGAGTTCTGAAACAGCGTTGCGATAGGCTTTAGAAGCTTTACCGGCTACGAGGATTTCAAGGGGAAGCTTCTCCTTGTCGTCAGCGTACAGAGCAACGTCTGTTTCTGGATCACGCAAGTGCAGACGTGCGGTTTCTTGGATTTGTTTTGCTTTGATGTTAAAAACTGCCATGATTTTGATTCCTTTAGTGTGGTGAATTAATGTACGTCCTGCTTATGCAGAATCTGTAGTGAAGAATGGCTAACACTTGTTAGCCATTTATTGCAAGCTAGAAGAGTGGCAGATATAAGGTCTGCTCACTCGTAGCACAACTATTTAAGCCAGAATAATGTTACCAGACAGTTCCACAGTGGCGTCAAAGCCGGTGATAGAGCCGGCACCACCAACAGCCGTTTGATATCCCATGACCAAGCCTTGTACATACATCTTGGTAGCGTCAGCCAGAGTAATCAAGATCGAGTAAGGTGCTTGCGAATCCGAAGCAGCGATGAAAATCGTTTGGCCTGGATCACTCGGCGCGCGCGCGCCTTTTACGCTTAAATTCCCAGAATTTGCGATACCCTTGAGCTTATATGTGGTAGGATCGTTCACAGGGGTATGCGTAATCAGGCCGAAGGTTTTACCCAAAGTACCGATTTCTGTTACTTCTTTAACCACTGTGTAAGTCAGCGCGCCGAAGCCTGCTGCGTCGTAGGTTGCTGGTACGCCAGCGGAGATGGAGAGTGAACTTCCGGCAGAACTGAAGGCAAGAGTAGCCATATTGTGTTTCCTTTAAGTTTAAATTAGATCAAGATGAAAGCATCTACAACAGCACCTGTAGCTGCGGAGATGGAGACGCTGCCCACTAAATAGGCTGGCACTGTATCAAGACGAACGACTGCATACGCGTTAGCAGCTACAGTAATCGCATAACCTGCTGCCACGGACAGAGTTGCCCCGCCACAGCCCGGAACAGTGACAGTAGTGCCAGAGGCACCGTCAAGGGTTACTACAACACTGGACGCACTAGTATTAGCAAGAATAAGTTCTTGCCCGCCGTTGGGTGTGTAGACCAGAGTATCGCCTGATGTTGCTAGTGCGACCTTAGTAGGGGTGAAAGAACCTAGTACGTTCTTCAGAGTATTTGTAACAACAGCCATGATTTATTCCTTATTGGTTAGAATTGTGCAGCACGCCTCAGACACGTTTAGTAACAGAGCGTTAATTTCGACAGCCTTAAAACACTCGGTATGGCCGTCATGCTTGTCGTCAGTTTTAAAGCATTCCTCTGACAACTGTTTTAGTACGATCTCCTCAAGCTTTTTAGCTACTTCGCCATCTTGAAACTTAATGAAGAACGATACAGTAAAATCTTTACCGCTACTGTCGGCAATTTCTTTGGCCCGCACACCCACTTTTCGGTTAGTGATACCTACCTTAGTTGTACCATCCGACGATTGAAGTACATAAAACACACCGGGCTTGTTAGTACGATACCCTGTCTTCATGCACTTCTGACACCCCTTCCCTACAGAGTGCGCTCTAGATGATTGTGAGAACATCCCGTGTTCTTTGCAAACTATATTAACAAGGTCGTCCATAGTGCGGTACACAGTTCCAGAGTAGTCATACTTATCCCCGTGTTGCTGCTTACACATACTGATAAACTCTTGCTGCGTAAGTCGGGGCCGTCTTACGATATTCTTAGCACAAGATGGACACCCTCGACCACTCAGATGTTCGTTTGGGGTTTGCCAGAAACTACTATGCTCTTTGCAAACTACTTCAACTTTAACCTTTGCAGAAATGTACTCAACTAGTGAATAATCGTAAGTATGTTGATGTAACACCTCTGCCTTACTGATAAATTCTTGAGTGTTTCCAGTGCTTGCCAAGCCCCTCTTTACAGAGGCACAAGTTGGGCATCCTTGTCCCGATAAATGCTTTGATGGAGATTGACGGAAGATTCCGTGAACCTTGCACTCGATATCAACGTGTTGCTTGTTACCTACATACTCTACATTAGAGTAGTTATAAAGGTCGCCATGTAGCAGAACTGACTTGTCCATGAAGTCTTTTGTAGTCAGTCGTCTAGACACTTTTACCTCTTATTAAGATTGTTGTTCTAACCTGTAGCTAATAACAACAGGTGTAATACGATACCCGCTAGGGTCTAAGATTGCTTGCTTCTCACTCGGAGTGTTCTCAATACTCACACTACCCTGTTTCGGCACAAGCGGGAAACTTGTCTTGATTGCTGCAACAATATCGTCTGTCTGTTTTGTGCCATTTCCCACAGGACACCACACATTAATCTGCATGATTCCTACTTGGCGCTGTCTAGTACCGTCAACAGTGACATCTATTGTCGCTGCTGGCATGATAAACATTTCAAGGAATGGTGCATTACCTAGAGGCTTTGTGAACTTAGTATTCTCAAGACACAGAGGCAACGATAAAGAGGTTGCGAGGGTGGCAAGTCTATTGCTCAATTCTGATCTCACACTCACATGTATTTACCTTTCGTAGCAGCTACACTTAAAGCCACCATACGGTAGGGCTTCACATCATTTGACCAGACCCACCCGTTCGTACCCTCACCGGGCTTCCATCCCAAGACTTCAGCGTAATACGCCTGCTCAGTGTTGTTAGCAAGGGTCAGAATATTGTCCTTGCCAAAGAACGGCTTCTGTGCAATACTAGCTTTAATCCGAGCAAGGCTATCAGCACCAGAGTCGCTTGTAGCCGCTGTGATAGCAGTGCTTGGTGTTGGCCCTACAGCAGCGTACCATTGATTCTTTAGCTGGCCTTGAGAGTACTTTGCACCAAGAGCATGAGTAGGGCTAAGCTCTACAGCAGAAGTAGAGAGTTCTTCAAACACCTTACATGTGGCAGCATTCGCTGCAAGGAGAGCCTTCTGCTCCCACTTCTTAACGTCGTCAGCAAAGCTCATTGTTGTCTTTCTTCTTGGTGCGCATTATAGCCTATTGAGTGCTTCTTGTCAAGAGGGACACTGCGTCAATGACGTTTACAAGAAAGCACAAGTGTCAGTGTTGTAATCCTTGGAGGCACTGTACTGGTAGTAATCGTGTTTGCAAGATAGTATATCGTGTTGGCAACACCCCCTGTAGCAAACACAGAAGTTTTACCTCCCTCAATCTGCCCGTTAGACAATGTAAGCCCTCCTACATCTGCCCAGACACTATCCACAATCGTCTCACCAGTAGCTAACCACTTGGAGTAGTCAAAGCCGTAGTCTAGCGATGCTCCCGGTGAGTGTTCAAATTCATTATTCATATTTTCCTTTAGCGCCTCACTACTACGAAGCTTTGACGTGGTGGGACACTTATAGAGCGCCTTATTTCCAGTGTGTACGATATAATTGCACCATCAACTGAATATGTGCAGACAAGGTTGCTTGACACAACACTCTGATCGAATACTGAATAGCTTCCAGTGATGTCTGAATAAACTTCCACATTGACGCTGTACGAAGCTACCAAGTCTGCCAACACACTTGACATTGCGCTGTCAATGTTATAACTACTTAATAGGTCAGAGCTTACTGAAGTCAATACCAAATAGTTTGCAACAAGGTCTGCGGATACGAGTGAATGTACGCCATAGGAGCAGACCATATCTGCGCTTACCGGAGCTGACCCGGCAAATTCGGCAGCACTCGCTGATATCGGCGCGCTGCCCAGTGGCGAAACGCCGAGCATTTAGTTTGCCCCCGCGCCGACGACGACCTTGTAGCAGTTCACGTTATTGGTGACGAAATTAGTGTCATCAATGCCGACATGGCTTTTCACGACCGTTGCCTGCAAAATCGCCACCTTGCGAGTCGTGGTGCCGCCGTAGTGATTGATATCGCTGTTGAAGTCGAACCAATTTCCATCGGTATTGTGTTCCGTGCTGTAGCAGCCAATTGCCAGCGCGTGATTGCCATTGATCGCAATCGAGTTCTTCGAGCACTCGACCAGCAAGTGCCCGATGTACGAACCGTGCATCGCCGCTGGCAGGTTGATAGCGTTGACGCAGCCCAGCGCGATGATCGACTTCGCGCACGTATGTTCACCGAACACCACGCCGTCCGTGTAGCCAGCAACCAGAATCGTTCCGATGTTGAATTGCGCATGGTTGTTGATCGGAGGAATATGTACACCCTTGCTGTTGACCGCGCTAGGATTCGGGCAGCTAATGATCGGCATGTTTACGTCAACCCGAATATTATCCAGCTCCACGATCTGGCTGAAATAATCCAGACCCAGTGCGCTCATCGGGTTGGCACCGCTATCGACCTTGGTGCGGAAGCCCATATTGCGGAAACCTATGTTCGTATAGTTCCAGCGCATGCCGCTCGGGTCAGATGCGGAGCCAATCTCGCCGCGCAGGAGATACGACCCGGCATTCCCGACGATGGTAGACTCGAAAATGGTCCCATTGGTCGTGACAGGCATCGACAGCAGCCCCTGCATTTCAAGATTCGGGGGCGCGGCACCTTCAAACATAATCGTCCGGTTCGGTGCCGTCGAGAGTGTGTTGGGGATATACAGTTGTGCGTTACTGACACCACGCGCACCCGCGATCTTGAACCTGCCGTCAGGGCATTTGATGCGTGAAATGTTCTTGTCGTAAGCCTTGATGATTGCCGCCTGAATGCCAGCGGTCGAATCGGCGGTAAAGGTAGGGTCAACATCGAAGTCCCTCAAGTCGATGTAATCCTTGACAGCGAAGGCGGCAACGGCACGCGCAGGCACCGTGCAGAATACATTCTTCGCGCCGGTCGAGAATGACACCTTGGCACCCGCGCTGCTGCTGCTGAACACTACGTCGCGCGAGAGCGTGGTTGCAGTTAAGAGGGTTCCTTCACCGGATTCCCACTCAGAACCAATCGCATTTTCGATGCAATAAGGAATCTTCTTTGTACCAGTCGCATAGGCGCTGGCGAAGGTGCGGACCGAAGCGTTTGAAAGCGTCATTGTCCCTATCCCCTCGGTTGTCGTGGTGTCCTTCACGCGATCCGCGAACTGTAGTGACCTTTCAGATGAATAGGTCTGTGGCACCGCAGCAGTAGTGGTCAGTGTGGCCGACAGATGTGTAGATCGGTTTGCCGCCTCGTCAAAGGCGCGAACGCGGACGGGGTAGCTCGTGGATGCGGTCAGCCCCGTCACTGTGATCGTCAGCACATTTCCGGCGCTGGTATAGGTCGATCCATCGTTCAGGCTGTATTCATACCCTGTCACGGCAACATCATCGGAAGCTGTCGGCCACGTAAGAACCCCGCTGCCGCTAGTCTGGCCGGATACCGTTACCGTTCCAGTGAACGTAGGGGCGGTGATATCGGCGCCCGATGCCGGCGTCACGCTGTTCGATGCTGCCGATGCGGCGCTGGCGCCGATTGCATTGGTCGCCGTCACGCTGAAAGTGTAAGGCGTCCCGTTCGTCAATCCGGCCACGGCAATCGGGCTGCTTGCGCCCGTGCCAGTCAGCGCGCCCGGTGACGATGTTGCGGTATAGCCCGTAATCGCGCTGCCGCCGTCCGACGATGGCGCCGTAAATGTGACGGTTGCCGCGCCGTTGCCAGCGGTCGCCGTGCCGATTACAGGAGCGCCGGGGGCGGTGGCCGCGTCAACCGCATCACCGGCTGAAAAGCTTCCGATAAAGTGCTGCGTTGCTACAGCGTTGGTTTTGAACCAGACGCCGGGATAACCGGCTGCTACGACGCGTGATGCTGAAGTGTCATCTGCTGTTGCAACAGTCACCCCATTGACTTTAAGGGCAAGCGTAACCGTAGCGCCGGAGCCGACCACGGTTAGCTCGCACGAATAGTACGTTGCTGTTGTTAGTGTGTAGGTGGAGGATGCCGCGAGCAACGTGGTCGCCAAGGCAGCGCCAAGGCGGTACAACTCCCATTTGCTTGTGGTTTGCTGGTACACCGCCATATAGCCGGCGTTTCCTGCTGCGTTCAGGCGCGCAGCAGCACCGATGGACGAAAGTGCTGCGATGGAGTCTACATACTGCGTCCAGCTAATCTTTACGTCTGCTGCCGGCGCAATTGTTGATGCTTTCCACAGTTGCGATGCGCCAGACCCGGAACATATCACGCCGCCGTGCGCTGTGTACACTCCAGGAGAGGTGGCATTTCCACCCCAAACGGCCCAAGTGCCGCCACTATCGGAGGTGTGCGACGTGAGCAGTGTGTTGTTGACCGCTTCTGTAAAGGTATCGTTGAAAAACGTAGTCATCATGCCCCTCGGCTATTCGTGTGTGTGGACAACTTGCTTAAGCGGTTGTATTGCCAGTTGCGCGCAGGGTAAAGCCATCGGCAAATGCCGTAGCCCCTGCAAGGGTAGTGCGGCGCAGCCACACGGAACGGCCTTGACCGGCAGGAATGTCGCCCAAAGCCACGCCAGCACCTTGAGTTGCGGCAGAGGCAAAGGTGACCCCAGCCGGTGCAGCATTTTCATCTACAACGGTCTGTTCAGTTGCATTGATGGCAGCGGTGCCGACACCCACATCGACGGAGGTGGATACCGATGGGGTGTCGGCCGGGAGCCACAAGACTGCGCCAGTGAGGGTCAAGGTTGCATGGGCGTTATGCACGTAGATGCAGCGATACTCAACGTCTCCAGCGGTTGATTCGGCGGAGCTAACATCATCAAAGATGGACGCAGAAGCAGCAGTGCTAGACTTAGCCCCACCAAGGGATGCTGCTTGTACAGCATTGGATGCACCACCAGAGAGGCGGAAAATGATGTCAGTAGTGAGGATTGCCATTTGTGTATTTCCTTATTGTTTAGTTCGTTCGATTAACATTTGAATCAAGTCTTCATCAGACTCACAACTATTTATTTGTTCTCTGTCTAGTGCCACATTCTTCTTATTTACTGTTACAATAAGGAAGATTTCTCCATTGTCCTCTTTAGCCCATTCACGGATATCTAGTAATATTGTTTGTAGTAATGTCATACTAACGCCTAAGCATGAAGTTGTAGACAATGGCAGAAGCACCGTTAGGGTTCAATTCTGTCATTGCCACAACTGTATAGGTGACACTCCCTACAACAATCTTGTCAGTTCCTGGTGTAATGACTAGAGGTGTCTCGTAAGAGTCTTCTCGTTCAGGTGGAAGGATATAAGCCTCCTTATCACCCTGTGACACTAGGCTTCCGAACTTTGTAGAGAAGCCTGAAGAGTTACGTATCAAGTCAAGCATAATGGCTTGGCAAGGCGTCTCTACAGTTGTTGGTACGTATTCACCAGAGGAGTAGTTCTGAGTGCCACCAGTAGTTTGTACGTATGTTACAGTTAGGGGATCGTCCCTGAAGAACTCTAGGATTGATCCTCCGAAGTCGTCCCATGCGCTCATTAGAAGCCCCAACCAGTGCGTGAGTTATCATTAGGGGAGGTGTCTGCCATGCGTGCTAGGGATTGACTCTCTGTGCCATTTGTATAAGCAGCATTCCAGTTTGCTTGGAAGTCAAGGATTGGGGAAAAGTCTGCTGTAGCTGCGTATGGTAGAGGGCTAACATCCATGAAGGCTGGATTTGTGTAAGCCAACAACAAGAAGGCACGATAGGCTGTTGCCGCATCGCTCCCATATACTTCAAGCTGGTTCATACGCCTACGAGTCTTGTGTGAGAGCATCCCCAACACATACATTGCACAACTCTTAGCAGCCTTTGGGAGATTACCTCCACAGTCGTCTAGTGTTGCTTGGATTACGCTATCAGCTAGGTAAGGGATGTCACTAACGTCTGCAATTCTCAAACGGATACGACCGATATCTGAGGTGGGATCAATTACCATTGAGTTTCCTTTATATTCTATTTATGTACTCGGAGGAATACATAAGTGGAATAGGCCCGCGTTAGCGGGCCGTAGTCTAAGCGTAGCCTCTTAGAATCTCTTGATGTACAAACTTCTTAAAGTCGTCTAGATTGACGTTGATGAAACACTCAGAGTATCCGTCGAACTTTGCGTCAGGTTGTACATGAGTTTTTCTCAAGGCTCTCAAGACTCTTTGCTCAATTTCATGAGCTTCTTTGCCGTTGTAGAACAGCCAGTCTGCCACTACTGCAAAATCCTCACCAGAGCTTTTAGAGATGGATTTGGCACGATCTTTAGGCTTACGATTTGTGATACCTACCTTAACTATGCTGTCGCTTGCGAGAACGTATAAATGGCCCTCTTTACCCGAGTTGTAGCCAGTCTTGGCGCAACAAGGACAACCTGCTCCACCCAAGTGGGCATTAGGGGTTTGATTGAAAGTGGTCTGGCAAGTGTTACAACTGATTCTAACTTTACACATTGCACGCTCGTAGACAACATCAGAGTAGTTGTAGGCAACTCCATTCAAATCTTCTGCTGCCTTACAGAAGCTTGCTGTATCACCAGCCAGCTTGTTCACTGTGCGACTTGTGCCACACTTCTTGCAACCACCCATACTAAAATGCGAATTAGGAGTCTGTTCAAACATGCCGTGTACAGGGCAGATAATCTTTAATTTAGTCTTTGCATCTACGTATAGCGACAGACTATAATCATAGAAGTTGTTATACTTCTTAGAACCTTTAATCTCGAAACCCTCTTGTGTCAGCTTCTTAGGCACTGAATCTCCTTATTAGTGTAGCCACCAAGTATAACACCGAGTAGCTACAATGTAAAGAGACTAGCCGGTAGTTACCCGGCAAAGTCTTCTTAACTTACTTAGTTGGACGAGAACACACGAACCACAGCTTGAGGGCGCAGGAGGGCGCTGATGCTATTGCACTCCGTCTCAATCGTGATCTTCGTGCCGTTCGATTCAGCTTGCTCAAAGGCGTACATCTTCTCGCCTTGAGTGTTGACCAGACCAAAGCGTTCTGCTGGAGCGAAGTAGGTGCGGAACATGTCCGAACCCGTAGGAACTGCAACACCTTCCGAAGCAGTAACAATCTTCGTGCCGTTGTAGCTATCACGAACTTCACGGAAAGTGACGCCACCGAAGTAGAACTCACGACCCATTGGCAGTGGCGAACCGTTAGCAGCCAAGCGACCACGCATTGGATCAGTACCTTGTTGCAGGTTCTGTGCGTATGTGTATGCCGCTTTTACTGCCGCGTGTTGAATCAGTTTCTGGAACAGTGCCGTATCGCAAGGGATAACAATACCGTTGAATACACCGTTACCCCCCATACCGTTTTGCACAGCAACGATGATGTCTTCAATCTTAGCCAAAACCTCAGTGGTGGATGTGCCCAACACCAGATCGACCTCTGGACGAGTCACATTGAACTCCGTGTTCCAGTTTTGTACGACAGTACCGTTTGGGGCGTAGACAGTTGCCGAGAACAGTGCTTGAGCGCGAGCTTTGTTAAGCGTCCAATCGTGATTCTGGCGCAGACGGATCAGCTTGCGTTGACGCACTGCATCCAGTTGCTCAACTTCGTTGAAGTTGTCATAGGCCGACTTTGCAACCAAGTCTTTTGGCGAAATGAAGTCGTCCAAAGGGAAATGTGGCACTGCAAAAGTGTGCAGCTTGCGGCTACCCTCTTTGCTAACAGTGTTCTTCTCACCGCGAACACGGTCAACGATCAGAGCACCGTCTTGCGTGGTTTCTTCAAACATCACCGAGTCACTGGCAACGCCTTCTTCAGAGAAGATACCCATTTGATTGAAAGTACCCCATTGGATAGGGATGTTACGTACAGCCGATGTCAGATCAACTACATCGAAGTTATTACTTGGGCTACGAATAAGCATTGTATTTCCTTAAAATTAGATAGTGGTCAGAACGTCGATACCGGCAGCAGCCAGTTGACCTTGTGCGGTAGTCGTCAGAGCACCGGCAGTAATCGAAGCGCCATACGTCAGGGACGTATCAGCAACACCGACAGGGCCACGGTAGATAACCAAGAACTTAGTGTCCGTGGTAGCAGCCATAACGGTCGAGTTAGGCTTGCCAGTAGCATCACCAACAACTACGACAGCAGCAACTTGCGAGCCATCAACAGCCGAAGTTTCCACAACTTTGTACTTACCAGTGGCAGTCACCAGACCGAGAACCGTGCCGATTGGCAGAGTAGCGGCAGGGCCATTGACAGTAACCATCTTCTTGCAGAAGCCCTTTTCGGCCCACAGTTCGTACTTGACTACGTTAGAGTAGTGCTGGGTTTCTGTAGCGATAACAGTCATTTTATTTCCTTTTATTTAACGTTAAATTGTGCGGCAAGCGATGCTGCCAGTTTTTGTACAGCGTCTTGCTCTACAGGTGCTACTTCAGCCGATACACCAGCCTCTTTAAACATTGCGCTATTAGCCTCAGCTTCATAACTAGCAGCATACGTACCAAGAACTGTCTCGAATGTTGCGTCATCAAGGTTTTCCAGAGCAGCGGCTACGCCGGGAGCTTTAGTCGTGCCCATGATTGCTTCCAGCTTCTCTTGACGAGTTGCTAGCACTTTAGCTTTAGCAGTTGCTTGCAAAGCAGCCTTATCAGCTTCAATTGCGGAGAGTTGAGATTGTGCTTCGGCATACTTTGTAGTAAGCTCTGCGAGTTGCGCTTCAACAGCACTAAAGGCTTCAGTTTGGGAAGCCATTTGAGCTACCAATGCCGAAAACTCTGCTGTGTTAGGGACAGCAAGCGTTTCGGCCTGCTCTTGTGGTTCTACCATCGTTACTACCTCTTGTGGTGCGTTGAAAAATCGTTGCAAGCTCTTAAGCATGTTTCTTTCCTTTACCCATCTCAGCCAAATGTTTGGCGAATTGTTTGTGATCTTGAATACTGTTGACCAGCCCTGCTTCAAGTGCAGCCTCTGCGTGGTACATCTTTGCATTCATAGCGAGGATGTCTTCAACAGGAAGTCCTGTATATTTACTGACATGCTCTGCGAATTGCGCACCAAGCCTTGTAACGTCTGCTTGAATACCTTCTAAGAAGTCCTTGGAAAATGCACCACTAGCTTCAAAAGGAGTCTTACCTTCTGAGCTTGCTATATAGATTGGCTTCAAACCAGCATTATCTAGTGCTTTGCTTTGATCCATCAGGCATACAACGCAACCTATGCTGCCAGTAGAAGCACTAGGGTGAATAACTACCTCGTCGGCTGCAATACCAATTGCAAGTGAAGCGGAAGCGGAATAAGTGTCAATGTAAGATACCCACGTAACACCTGCTTCGTCACACATCTCTCGCAGATCGGATGCTGTTGCAAAACAATGTGCTGCCTCACCACCACCACTAGAATGTACTGTAACGAGTGTGGAGATTCCTTCGTCAATAAGCATCTGAGCTTGCTCTAGGATGCCTTTGTAGCTTGTACCAACGTCGCCACAGATGCCGTCAACGGGTTGGTAAGTAAGAGCACCATCAATCTTAATCTCGCCAATACTGCCCATCTTCGTAGGCTTTACAGCCTCTTTAGAGCCAGCCACAACTGTGCTTGACAGTTGTGTATTACGGTTGTGGAGATAATCTAAGATTGGTGACAGCGCTTCTTGTGTGATAAGGTGAGGGACTGAATACAGCCGTGATGTGAAGCGTAGTAGGTTATGTGCCATGTGTTCCTTTATGCTGTGTTGTCCGCGTTTCGCGCACTATTATCTTGACCACCGGGCTTTTTAGCAGTACCATCACCTGTAACGCCTACTGCCATACCTTCACCAGCACTAGAAGATTTACCGGCAAGCGTTGTGGACAGATTATCTTGGTCAATCGGATCATCTTCAGGTTTCAACTCAAAGCCACCAACTTCACGAATCTTGTTCATGACGCCACGATCCATTTCCAGACCACCAACAGACATGACACGCTGAATGTATTTTGAGAATTCTTCCAAGCTGACAGAACTAACGTCCTTAAACTTTATCTTCGGAAGTCGTTCAGTATTCCAGCCATTCAAGCGCCACAAAAGTGGAACCAATTCTTGATTGAGGGTACTGGCAATCTCAGACAAGCGATAAGCCACTTGCAAAGCCAACAGGTTTGTGCCAGAGTCTTGCAATGACAAAGAACCACCGTCTGTACCCATTGAGATTGAATCACAAGAGAGTACGCTGAGAATATTTGCTTGGAGCATTTTGACAATAGCTGGCAAGTCGTATGCTTTACCTTGCTTTTGTTCCAATAAAGAGAAATGGAATAAGTCTTGCTTCGTATTTTCATCAACCATCTTGGGGAAGATGATACCGCGAGAAGTGCCGTCTGCTACACTGTTCAGAATTGTCTGAGTAGCTGTGTAAACTGCTTTGTCCTCTGGGCTTGCATTAGAATCGAGATATCTAGGGGGCAACTGAGCAAAAGGAATTCCAGAGGTGTCCTTAGCCACGCCCATCATCATATGTTCGTTCAGAAGCGTTAGCATCTTGTGTGCGAGATACGCAGAACGAAGAATACTTGTACCTTCTGGATTGTCATTTGCGGGGTCACAACGGAACAAGACGAACTTATCACGAGGAATAACGATCAAGCCGTTCTCGTCTGTCAGGTTCTTAAAGCGATAGTTGTTCTCTACATTTACGATTGATTGCGAGATACTTACAAGTGTTCTACCATCCTCACTAAAGTTCCACTTGGCAATAGAGTTCTGAGGACGATTCTTAAGTCCTACCAAACCGATCAGGCCGTCATTCCACTTGGAGCCGTTCTTTGTGAGACGACGACGAAACACCATCTCGTGAACACTATGACCATATTCTTTGTATGTGCTGATAGACTGCATCGTGGCTTGCCATGAGTTATCCATGTCAGCTAGTACAGATGTCAAGTAGTCTCTGCGGGATTTCTCTGTCTCAGTCTCACCGTTGACAGGTTCTACGTACACATCAGCGCGGTTCATCAGAACGTTAATTGCTTGCAGGCCAATTGCCACTGGAGGTGAGTACTTCATCTCCGCAACAACTTTAAGCATGTTCGGGTAGGTGAAAGCAGAGTTGGACTCTTCAAGCATCTTACCAGAGCGTGTCTTCAGTACTGCAAAGCCCACCTCCCCAAGCCGCATACGCGGGACACTTGTGCCTTCGTCTGGTGCAGTATTATCAACAGGAGCGTTCGCTTGCGAAGCACCTTCCGGCGCAGTCTTTTTCCTTGCCATAAAGGGCTTCCTTGTGTTAGAATGCCTTGAGGCATAATTTAATGTTGCGCATTATAACCTACTGATGGTTGTTTGTCAATAGGCTATTTAGATGCGGGGAATTGGTGAGGATTGTGTGATTACTGGGATGGAGAATGTGGGTATATTCACACTGCGACAAAGGTAATTGAAAGCACAACCTGTTGCGTCCACCATGTCGTCATGATCGTTCCTACTGCCTGTGAAACCTTCAAGCTCTGTAAGGAAAGGCTCAATCCACTCATCTCGTTGGTCGCCGTATCGTACAATAGAGACTGCCCTTGCTTCAACCATCTGTGCGAAAGGAAGAATACGATTGATCTTGCTACTGTGACCACTCATTTGTGTAGATCGGACAATACAACCTTGCTCAGAGAGATACTTGGTAAAGTAGGTGTTGGCAATCTTTCCACCCGCACCTGTATCCCGTTCCAACAACACTGGCACATCTAAACCGTCTGCGAAGGCTGTATTAGTTATTTCTCTCAACACACCGTCAGTTAGTTTACGGAATGTGTTACAATCTTCAATATAGTAGTGTCCCATCTTATCACGAGACATAAGCACACCAGCAGAAGCATCACAATGAGGGTTAGACTCAGATACAACAGATGCAGCAGTATCCCAACCCCTAGCCCTACCAGTCACCTCTGAGGGTGGGCAAGGTACGAAGTTGAACCATTCTCTACGTATATAGGAATTTCCTTCAGTCACTGCTGTCCAACTACCTTTTAAGAATCTTAACTGGTTGACACGGCTTTGTGCCATCAAGTCGGCTAAGTACGCTGGGTTGTTCTTGAGAAGAATAGGGTTTGAGTAGATATCCATCGGGATGAAGCGGAAGCTCAGTGGTCTGAAATCTTCACCAAGCTTGTAACCTTGTCCGTGCTTCTCAAATAACTCTTCTCTTGTATTGCCCCAAAAGATTTTACCAGAGAGGATCACGAACCAGCGTGTGATATCTTCTGTTCCGGGAAGCGGTACGCCCTCTTCATCAAGGGAAAAGGAAACGAAGTCAAAGAGCCACGATTTACGGGATGGATTACAGGTACACATCATGTTCAGCTTACCCTTGAAGCGAACAGCCCGTAAACGGGCGCGCAAGGCAAGGATATCTGCAAGTGTGAACTCTGCGGCCTCATCGACAATGATGTTGCTGTATTGTTGGCCCTGGAGTTCTGTCAAGTCTTGAGGCATTGCGTAGAACTTAATCAAAGCGCCATTCGGAAAATGCCACTCCAGTTTTTGTTCTTTCCACACTGCACCGAAGTGAGAGTAGATGTGCTTGGACTCAGAAACAAGCCCACCCGCACTCTTAAGAAGCGGGTAGGTGAGCCTCACGATCAACACGACTGCTGCACTATCTTGAACGTATTTCAACGCCTTGACAAGAGCCATGTGGGACTTACCTCCCCCATTCCCACCCCCTACAACGAGAAGGTCAGTGTCGAAATCTTGCAAAACCTTTTGTTGTTTTATACTACAAGGGCCAAATGAAAGTCTGTCCTCTTTACTCATTTACTCTCCAACTATTTGTACACCTCGGCCTCAACTATAGAAAACAGTGTGTGGTTATCTGCCTCTACAAAGCACTCTGTGCTTCCGTTGTACTTCATAGAGGGGTTATCATATAAGCTGCGCAGCTTTTGCAATATCAGTGTTTCAGCGTCAGAACAATCTTTACCGTTTGAAAAGTCGTAAGTTTTTACCACCTCGAAATGAAACCCAGAATCCTTATTAATCTCTTTGATTCTGACAGAAGGCTCTCGGTTAGTGATCCCTACTTTTGTAATGCTCCCGCAGCTTAAAACATACAACATTGCAGGCTTCTCAAAATTAAAGCCGTACTCGGCGCAATAAGAACACCCATGACCTGCTAAGTGTTTAGAAGCTTTTACACTCCAGTAATTCCCACAAGACGCACAGCCAATATCTACTCTACCCAGTGCCTTAGTGTATTCAACCCTGTCATAGAGAAATTTACCATCTCCGTGTTTAGCCTTACTCGACTTGATAAAGTCTTCTGTACTGTTTCTGAGGTTAAATCCACGTTGGTTACTGGCACAAATTGCGCACCCAAAGCCGGACTTGTGCCCAGATGGTGTCTGCTTAAAGTCTACACCACAGGTACGGCAACCAATTACTACGTACTCCGTGGACAACGTGTATTTAACTTTGGAGTAGTCATACTTATCTCCGTGTATGGCTACACTCTCTGCAATGAAATCTGAAGCGGCTCGGCTTTGTTTAGCTTTACCTCTTGTATCTCCAAAACACAAAGGACAACCTGCCCCTCGGAAGTGCTCTGCTGGAGTTTGTGTAAACTCTCCGTGTTTCTCACATATAATTGTGACCTTCTGGTTAGTCGTTGTGTATTTCGATAAGCTATAATCGTAACGATCCCCATGTGCCGCAGCACATCTTGCCAAGAAAGATTCAGCAGAATGCTTTCTATACTGTCCTTGGCGCTTCTTCCCGCAAGAGGGACAACCTCTACCCGTCAAGTTGTGGTTCGGCTTCTGCTTAAACCAAGCACCGCATACTAGACAACCGATATCTACATGCAGTTTAGAGTGTATATAGTCTACTTTAGAATAGTCTAGAATACCTTCTCCATGTAGTGCAATCGACTTTTGGATAAAGGCTTCTGTGTTACAGGAATTTCCATTAATACCGTGAACAACATCATGCATTGCAAACCCTCCCAAGGGCTGTTAATAAATCTTCTTACGGCAAAGCACAAGACGCCTTGGGAGGTGCCCATCCTGTACCTTGCCGTAAACAGACTTCAAATTGCATCCCCGGCACGCTTCCTCCAAGATGCTGTGACTCCAACCTCTGAGTCCTCTCTCCACTTGTGACACCCTTACGAGTGCCCTTCAACAACCCTTATCGTCGGCATTATCGCCATTACAAGGGATTGTGCTGAATACTTACATTGTTTCTATACCTTGTTTCATAGCTTCCCCTTTGTTATACTACAAATAAAACTCTTAGAGGACTCACCTCAACCTAAGCTTAATATAGGAGAGGATACGCTACAAAGGGAGGGAGTCTTCTAAGAATTCTAATGGTGCCGTTGAGAGAAATCGAATCCCTGACATCCAGATTACAAATCTGGCGCTCTACCAACTGAGCTACAACGGCAATAATGCTGTCTTTCCAGCCGTCACACAATACACTCCAAGCATTGCACTTGAGCTATTGTGACGGGCAACTATGTAAGTCGCCTTCTAGTACACCTGTAAGTGCTGTTAGACCTCCAGTACAGGGTACTATCCAACATGTCTCGCAGATCGTGTCTGCTAGGGGAGGATTCTTGCTTTGCAGCTCCCTGCACCATAATTTCTCTGTTCAAGCTCAACAGATGGCTGGTCACTTGGTAGCGAACTTCAGTGATCTTTATGACACATCCTGAATCGTAGAGAAGTCCACAAGCGGCATATTACTCCCACCACCCTCATTCGGCCTCACACCCTGCAACTTCACAGCAGCAATCTTCCGAGTAATCTCATCTCTATCACGCATCTCAGCAGCTTGCAACAGAGCCTTCATAGCAGCCTCACAAGCAGCCAATGCAAGCTTATCGTCAGTGCTCTCAATAATCTTCTCCAGTCTTGCTAACATCTTTGGAGAGAGGTCTTTGAGTCCCTTGATAATTTTTGTTAAATCGTGCTGATTGTTGCGGTTAAAGCTAGTCTCTACTGTAGGCTTGTCTTTCTTGACGATGGCTCCCATGTGTTGCTCTCCTGCTTTCTTCTAATGTTGCGCAGTATAACCTCTTAGAAGAGTTTTGTCAAGAGGGCTACAATTTGCACTAAGCCATGCAACACTCAAACAAGAAGTCTCGCACAATTCAAGATGAAGTGTTTGAGGCTCTTTAACAGCCTTGTTGAAGTTGTTCCAGTAATCTTTTAGGTTGTCATTCATTTCTGTCACAAGTTCTCTATAGAAAAGTTATCCACAGGCAGACAAGCCTGTAGCCCTTGGTTGCACAAATAACGGGCAACATAAGATACACCAAAATAGTTTTAGCATATCTATAAGAGGATATTATAAGTTATTTCTCAACCTCTGTATCAAATGCTGTAGACAATACACGCAAGTAATGAGCTAGTCTGTAACAATGTGCTTCACTGTGTCCAGTGTATTCCCGAATAGTATGCACGTTAATCTCATCTAAGTCACGTAACATACAGAACAACACACCTTTGTTGATGAAATTCTTACCACCTTCACCAAGAGACGTTGTACCTGTCATCAAGTCTTCTAAGATAGGATGTTCTTCAATAGCATCACTGTACATCATAAAATCCTTCAAGTAAACGTTATTCGGATTGCTTTTGTTCTTCCATGACTTCGTACCGGCATTCTCAGAGCCACCATAAACAGGTGCTGGAATTCTCATCCATGATGGTTCTTCTGACACAATACCATTAGTTTCACCTACTGGCAACGCCTTAGCTTTTGTCATAGGCTTCACGACAGGATACTTATGTGGCTTAATCTCACCTATAGCAACACAAATACGTGCATCAACAATCTCACCACTATCCAATTTCATCTGTGTACGGATGTACTTCTTAGGTTTTATAACTTGCCCCATTAATATTCCTCTACTCTGTAATCTGTCAACCATTCTTGTTCACACTGCTCAAGCACAGCCCAGTCAGGGCGTCTGTTAGCAAACAAATGTGCAAAGCTCAACAGCTTCTCTATAGACATACGTTCTTCAGGGCAATTCTCTGTTGCATCCATGTAGCGATCTACAACTTCTTGTTGGGTCTTAGTGAGTAGCATAATTTATCCTGTATTCAAGTAACTCATATCTTAGCACACAAACTTGAGAAGCACAAGAGGTCTTGTTAAGACTGTGCAGAACACCTACCCGTAGGGTAAAACCTTGCACAATAACCAACAAGCTACAGAACCAATTCAAGAACAACATCTTGTTCTCGCTTTCGCTCACCCATATTATTTAAGGTCAAGGGCATCTTGCCAATCCTTGTGCAAGCCCTCTGTGTACACAAGAAAATTGCACAGAAGCTTGACAGCAACCAACACATGAGCTATTATCCGTCTTGTGCTGCAACAATGTACACAAACAATTGGAGAAAACATGAAAGTAGAAATCAACCTAGACGAACACCAGAAGACACAAGTTGTGCTCACAACATTACAACAAGACTTAGAGATTGTGCAGGAAGCTTATGAAGATTACAGTTGTAACGTTGACTGCAACCTAGATGTAGAATACAACAACCAGCAAGTAAAGCAATGTAAGAAAGACATTAAGATGCTGAAGAAAGCCATCAACTTTTACTCTGTGAGTCCACCTTATGACAATGTTTAGAGCAGCATTGCAGACTGTCAAGTATTCTGCTATCATTCTTTACAGCACTATCCGTTGTAAGACTTGTGTAGACTTCTTCGGATCGAGCTACGTTGTGTATGGAAATGTGGTTCATAAAGTGAGAGGAAAGAAATGACAGCAGGACGCTGTGTAAACTCACAAAGTGTGTCTTGGGGAACTCCTAAGAAACTGGTAGAGTCTGTTAAAGCTGTGCTTAATAGTATTACTCTTGACCCTTGCTCAAACGAATGGTCTATTGTTGATGCAGATGTGCGATACATTCTACCTGTAGACGGACTTACAGAAACTTGGGATTATGCAACAGTGTTTGTGAATCCACCTTACGGTAGAGATAAAGAAAGAGGAACAACAATAAAAGATTGGATACGCAAATGTGCTGAGGCTTCACTTAAAGGGAGTGAAGTTGTTGCTCTTATACCTGTAGCTACAAATACAACACACTGGAAGGACATTATATTCAAGACAGCTACATCCATCTGCTTTCTTTCAGACTCTCGTGTGAAGTTTCTTGAGAATGGCGTTGAAGGTGGGAAAGGTAGTCCAATGGCTTGCTGTGTGGTATATTGGGGAAGTAACATCAGCGGATTTTCCGAAGAGTTCAAACAACACGGCTTTATAATGGAGATTAATAAATGATGGGAACCAACTATTTCATGAACACAAAAGATAAACCCTCCCACACTAACGTCTTCTACAAAGACCCTGAAGGAAACCTCAACGTAATACGTGCAGACACACTAGACGCCTTGGAAGCTCGCTCCACAGTGATTGATGTGCTGTCTGAAATGAGCATTCGTAAGAATGGATATGCAGAGCCTATCACGCCTGTGCTGGCATTGATTGTTGGAGGGAAGGGATGACTGACCTTGATGATTTTCCTACTGTGGGACTAGCACCATTTGACTTGTGGATGAGTCAACTGTCAATCTATATGATTATTTCAAAGTTTATTGACATACAGGAATTTGGCAGCCTTGATCGGGAACACTGGAAACAGTATCATGATAATGGGTACACTGTGCGAGAAGCTTTCGAGGAAGACCTTACAGCGTATGGAGACTAAATGACAGATATTCTTGAACAATTCCTAACAGACCTCTACCGTCGAGAAGAGTATGCAGAATACCTGCCAACAAATAATGAAGGAGAAATTGAATGAAGACATTTTGGAATATTGTGAAGCTGAATCTTGTGTTTGTGCTGATTGGGCATCTTGTTGGACTTGTCTATAACTTTACAGACTGGCAACTGTACGTGTATATTGTATCTGCTGTATTACTTGTGCAGCTACGTGAAGTGACTTTGTTTGAGGAGAAATAATGGCTGAGTATCGAGATATTGTAAATCCGTCATTCCCTGTCTTTTGCTTAGAACTGGAAGAAGCTTTGAAGGAAGGCTTTGAGATTGATGGATGCAATCTTCCTCATGCGAGCTTTACGTTTTATGAGGCTCACTTGACTAAGAAGGGTGCTAAAGTTGGTGTTGTGATTAATGTTGTAACAGATCAAGTGGTGCCTAGAGAAGCTGTAAAGCGTGTCGGGAGACAGGCTAAGGTGTAAGTTGTAAATCGTAGGTAATTGTAGTTTAACTTGAAGGAATAAAAAGATGAAACGTAAGCCTCGTGTTGCGCCATACAAGGATGAAGCTGTTGAACGTCGAATCAAAGGCAAGTTTTTGGAGGAACGTGTTGAGCGCATACAGCAGAAGCCTCTTGTAGCGATGAATGAGCGTCAAGCAGAATATATTGACTCAATCATGAAGAATGACCTCACCATAGCGACTGGGTATGCGGGTTCCAGCAAGACGTATATCCCCTCAATCATTGCGGCTGATGCTCTGCTGAAAGGTGAAATCTCTAAGATTTATCTGTGTCGCCCAAACGTTTCCAACTCGCAGAGTCTTGGCTTCTTTAGTGGTGATGCTGACACCAAACTTATGAACTGGCTTCTGCCACTTATTAGTGTGATTCGTAGTCGCATGGGCACTGTGGAGTTTGAGCTTGCTTTGAAGGAAAAGAATATCGAGCTTGTTCCGTTGGAAACGATCAAGGGAATGAGTTTTGGTAAGGGGAGTATGGTACTCGTTGATGAGGCAGAAGACCTTACGATTGACGAGGTTAAATGTGTGACTACTCGTGCTGGTGGTGCGAAAATGGTGCTGATGGGCGACACTCGACAAAGTATGCTTCACGAAGATAGTGGTCTTGCAATCTTCTACAGTATTGTGCAGAACTCTCCACGCCTCCGTGACCAGATTGGGCACATTTGTTTTGACGAGTATTCTCACATTGTTCGTAGTGCCTTGTGCAAGAATCTGATTATTGAATTTGATCGTGCGGGGTACTGATGGGCACATATAAAGATATTACAGGAGAAAGCTTTGGTAGGTTGACCGCTATTCGGGATGTTGGCTCAGACAAGGGTAAGAATCGTTTGTGGTTATTCAATTGTAGTTGCGGAGGTTCAGTTGAAGTACAGTCTAGGAGTGTACGAAACGGGAATACAAAATCTTGTGGGTGTTTAAAAAGAGAAGTTACCAGTCAGCGTATGACTACTCATGGACTCACAAAAGACAAACTCAGTAAGAAAGTCTACATTGCATGGAATGACATTAAGCGACGCTGTTACGACGAGAATCACAATGAGTACAAGCGGTATGGTGCTTTAGGGATAACTCTGCAAGACTCATGGCTTGATGATCCTGTGGCATTTCGGGATTACGTTTCTGCACTACCAAACTTCTCTTCAAAGATGAGTATTGATCGTGTTGATAATGATCTTGGTTACAAGGAAGGGAATCTTCGGTGGGCTACCGATGCTCAACAGACTCGTAATCAAGGCAAGCAAGAGAACAATACTTCAGGCTTCTCTGGCGTAACTTGGTATGAGAATGCCACCGGAGGTACTCGTGCAATTGCTTGGTGGTATGTTGGAGAGAAAGCTAAAAGTAAGTCATTCTCTGAAAAGAAACACGGGCTTCTGCCAGCCTTCGCTAAAGCTTGTGAATACCGGACGAAGATGATTGCAGAATTGAATGCAAGTGGTTACGACTACTCTGACAAACACGGTAAATAAGGAGCAACATGAAACAAGTACAACAAACCAAGAAGCAAGTAGAGTCCTACATGGACATGTTCTCCGATGAGATACAAGTTCAGTATTTTCCCGCTAAACACGGAACGTATAAAGCAAATCTGTTCGGGCCTATCACATCACCTTCGCAGTTCTCGCAGATTGTGACTGTTCTAGAAATTATGAAGGAAGATGACGACCTCGTTTTGTATTTGTCTTCTGGGGGTGGAAGCCTTGGAGCAGTAGATTCATTGCTGCACGCTATGCGTAAGACAGAAGGTACAATTCATTGCGTGTGTACTGGCGACGTATCGAGTGCTGCCACTTTTGTGCTCCTTGAATCGGATAGCTTCGAGTTGTCTGATGGTTTTGAGGCAACACTGCATTGCGGATCGCTTGGGTACGGGGGTAACTACAACGAGGTGGCTACAAGCGCACCGTTCCAGCTTCAGCATATGCAAAGTTTCCTTCGTCGGGCGTATGAAGGCTTCATTGATGAAGAACGCTTGGAAGCCCTTTTCAAAGGCCAGGATATTCTTCTGAACGCGGAACAATGGATGGAGTGTGCAGACGCTCGGCAGAAGTACTTTCAGGCTAAGTATGAAGCACAACAGGCAGCAGAACAAGCCGCTTTGGAAGCCATGCAGCAGGAGCACACATCTAAGCCACGCCCTCAGAAGCGTCCTCTCAGCCTTGGCAAATTGAATGCTGTACAGGGGCCACAAAATGTTGTAGAATAGAAGCTAGACATGGCCCTCCCAACGTGTTGTTGGGAGGGCTTATTAGTTTAAGGGGAATGTATGAGAGCACCAGAACAAATTGAAATAGCACGAGAAGCACTGCTACAGCTTGCACGTAATACAATTCAAAACAATCAAGACTGCTTCGTTGCAAATTGGGTGATGCAGAATCCTACAGAACTGCTCTCAGACTACAAACTGTGCCACAAGACAGATTGGTGCGCTGAAGGTAGCCCGACAGAGTTCTGGATTGAGAAGAAGCTATGAAGGAAATCTTCCTAGTAATCTCCACAACACCAAGTGGAGAGAAGAATATTGTATCAACATATCTTGACGACATTGACCTTCGTGTTGATGTGTTCTTTACGTTGGAGAGTGCTATGCAATTGCAGAAGGAGATGTATGAATTTTATAAGAGGGATGGGATGCATTATGATGTTAAGAGGGTGGAGCTATGAGCTTTCCTAAAGATCGTATGAACAAGGAAATCACTCTTGGCTGCAAAGTGCTCCGTGCCGTCGCACGAGACAGCAGCGCGCATCTCTACCTCTGTACAGTGACTAAGGTGGAAGGTGACAAAGTATGGCTTGACAATAGCAAGACAGCTATCATTTATAATGAAAGGTTGGTGGTTGTGTGAAACAACGCTGTGAATGCCATTTAAACACGCTCTAAGGCACCTACAAGGCGTTTAAATTGTCTGGATGTCAAAGCATACCAACTATGTAGTAGAAACGCTTAGAAGCCCGCTCTTGAGAATACTTGAGAAGCGGGCTTTGTTACGTCTGGAGGTGAGTGTTGTTAGAAGTCTTGACAGAACACACATAAGAGTGTATAATGCACACTCCACAACAGAGGAGTAATATGGTAGACAAGACAGTAGCACTAGAACTAAGAGCACAAGGCTTGACGTACAAGCAGATTGCAGCACAACTAGGGTGCAGTGAAACTTGGTGCCGGCATAACCTACGGGGAGGTTTGAAGGGCGAGGTGAAGCCTACAGATGGTTTGTCTGTAAAGCTAAGTGCTATTGCTATTTTGGAAGAAGCGTTAATGAAGATTCGGGAGTTATAAATTGTATATCTACGTTACTAAGTTCAGTAATCATCCGAACATGATTAAGATAGGTAAGAGTACTACACCAGTAGCAAGGACAGCTTGGTTAGTGAGGTCACATGGTGAAGTGATCAGCACAGATGTTTACAATGTTGGAGAAGGGTATTCAGAAGTAGAAAAGGATTTACACAAGAAATACGAAGCTTATAAAGCAAGTGGAGTTGTTGGTGACGGCTACACTGAGTTCTTCTTAGACTCCATTTCTGATAGCGTGTGCAAAGATTTAGAGGGATACTTAGGTGGTACATTCTTCAGTGGAGGTCAACTAAAGTCGTTAGCAAAGAAAGAGGAGATAAGATATTACCGACTGATGGCAAGGCTGTTTGGTTGTCGCTACTACAATGACTATAACGGTGAAGAATATAAGCTCCCTGTAGGGCATATGGACGGTATTAGAATCATGCAATGTTTGGAACTTGGGTTTTCTAAAGATGAGGTAGCAAGGAAATTTGTTGAGAGTAAAGTAACGCCTTGCTACACGACAGTAGGGCGTGTCAAAGCTGGCTACGAGTTATTCTTGAATGGAAGCACTCAATATAGGCTCCTTCACCAACTGGTAAAAGAGTCTGCTTAGAACATGGGCCACTGGAAGGTGGCCCTTTCTTTATGCGGCATTCTTTTGGTATTGCACTTGACGAGTGTTCCACTCAGACTCGTACCCTGTGAGGTTGCTTCCCCATTTCTTGATGTTGCGATGAATTGTGTTGCGATCATATTTGTGTTGGTCACTGAGGGCATCCAATGTCAAGCCCTTATTACGACCTTCGCACATTTGTTTGAGTTGGCTTGGCGGAATGCGGAGCTTTGCTCCCAGGACAGTGCCTTGCTTCTTTGTCCTATTAAGTCCGTTCAAGGTGCGCTCCACGATTGAGAGACGTTCGTCCTCAGCAAAGACAGCAAAGATTCCTAACATCATCTTACCTTTGGGTTGGCTCACAGGGTCTTTACCTATTTGGAGAATGTACACCTCTATCCCACGTTTAGTGAGGTCTTCCACGGTAGCCAAGCAATCTGACGCCCTTCTCGAAATACGGTCAACACGGCTGAAAACCAAGGTATCACCCGCCACAGCTTCAGACACCATCTTAGAGAAGAATGGGCGGTCATTCGCCTTGATGGTGCCACTGGTTGCATGATCTTCATACCAGACATCTACAGGCATACCAAGCTGCTGTTCAATAAGCTGTCGCTGATTCTCAGAGGTCTGACTGTCTCGGCTAACGCGCCCGTATCCGTAAGTGGTAGACATTTCTGTGCTCCTAAATTCGTTATCAATGAAAGTATCATAGACGTATTAGCTGCCGAGATCAACTATTTTGGGCAAAATTCTTGAAATTATTTTTCAGAGGTCACTCTATTGAGAATTGTCATGTGGTTGCAGGTTGGAAGTATTGAAGAGGGCTGTCATGGAAACTGGTAAATGACGCAAGTGTGGTTTAACGTGTGCCACCACTGTATAAACGTACAGTACTTTGCCCTGTAAATATCTGTGACGACCGTCTATGAGACGCCTTCGCCCTCGTTATCGTCATACGTTCCCATGATAACTCTATCATTTCCCTCTGAATCCCTGCCCATTACCCTATCCGCTGCCCTATTCCATGCCATTCCTAGCCCTGTAACGCATTGCCAGTCCATTCCTATAGCTTATGTTAGACCGCATCGAGCCTGTATTAGTTCCCTATCTGGCACTGATATGACACCCTATCATGTTGCCACAGTGCAATGGAATGATGCTTGACAGTGCTGTATAGGCGTACAGTCGCGGCGCTTGATAGTCGGCCTGTAGGTTGCTTTATGGAATGATCTGATTGTGCGCTAAGAAGAGACGCGTTGAGAAACTTAACCGTTAGGATACAGATAGGGATACTGACAATGGCACTACCAGCATACTATAGCCACAATAGATTAGCCACTGTATAGTTATCCACAGCTTATCCCCAGGCCACTACAAGAGTTATCCACAGGACATAACACTTATCCACAGGGTTATCCACAGGCGTACACATACGTCTATATACTCAAATGAATATAAAGAACTAACAATACTGTGTGATATACGTATAAAGGAATGTAACAGGTGTACGGATAGCGGCCCTGTAAGGCGCTCGCTGTTGTTCTTGATGGCGTCATGCCAGTGTACTACATGCCCGCTGTATAGCATACCCCTGTTAAGCCTATAGAGACTCCCTAGCATGCTGCCCGTACGCCATGCAATAGGCTTGTATAAAGCGTCTCTATAATAGCGAAAGCCCTCGAATAGAGGGCTTCATTGTGTTGTTCTGTGTTGCTATGTATTGTGTACTTGCAAGTCTTTCATACCTTGCCAATAGTCTTGGAATGATGATTCTTGCCAGCTACAAACAAATGACTCATCTTTATTTTGTGGCGGCAAATTGCTATTGTGCCAGCCGTGCAAGGTTGCCGCGTATGTGGCCCATGATGCCCTTGCGAGTTGCTCCGATATTGTTTTCATTATTCGCTCAGTTCTTTGATTGCTTGATGGTAAGCATTTTCTGCCTTTGCCAATTTATCCCTTGCTTGGAGCCATTCGACACTATCCACACTGTACACACTGTACAGATTGTTTGCTTTGTCAAAAGCTTTCTGTGATGCTTTCTGGGCTTTTGCTGCTTTGTCCAGGTTGTTGAAGTTTTCCATTTTGTGCCCCTTGTTTGTATGTCTTAATTATAGCAGACACTTAGAACAATACAAGGATTATTTTTACTCTTTCTTTTGTTTGTGTACTTCATACTCTGTGCGCAGTATTGCCCCATATGTGCCGAGACGATATAAAAGAATCATCGTAAATCTCATTAATGCTTAACTCATCAATTGCTTCCCGTATAATCTCTGATCGCTTATCGCCGTCACGATACATCTGTTGTTCTAACTCGATTAGTCGCAAGATGGCGAAACTATCAATGCCAAGTGTATCGCCTTCTGGTAATACTACTTTATTCCTAGCCATGATCTATTTCCCTTCAATGTTATCAAACGGCATCCGAAAGAACTCCTCTACGCCTTCTTTCCTAAGCTCTTCCGGCATCCTTTCGATATGCTGCCGTACAGAATACCGAATAGCGCCAAGCGCATCGAAAGAGACGCTATCAAGCTTATTAGCTGCCCTGCTCGCTGATTTGAGTGTCTTATACAGCCTTGCTAATGGCTTGCCTGTTTTGATGTCGATGATTTTATACATGGCTTATTCCTTGCTCAAAAGTCTAGTGTACCGTGTCCGCCTTCGGATGCCCTGGCAAGCTTAACAATTAATTGTATATCCCTTCCCGCTTGCATGTCCACTTCAGCCATCCAGCAATCATCAAGATTATGCAATTCTGAAGCATTGCCTAACCCTGTATGAATTTCATAAGGATCGTTGCCATCGGCTATGCATTCGGCAATGTCCTCTTCAGGCATCAAGAAACACTCCAGCATATTAGCATCACAAGCATTATCTAACGCTTCCTGCTCGTGTGATGCCCAAATTGCACATACAGGGCCATGACAATGACCAATAAGCCAAAGGCGTACATTGTACGGATTGACGCCGCAGCACTCACACCAATCATTTCCAGAACTCTCAGTAATTTCTTCCATCTTATGTTGAGCTTCTTTTGCAGAGGTTGCTTGCACAAGGACATACTGTGCTACTGCGGCGTCTACGTAGAAGTGTCCACCAGAGTTGTTCTGATGTGTTTCGTACCATTTCAGGTCAAGCGTTACTGTTTGTTTCATATTATTCTCCTGTTGAATTAGAGTCTATTGTAGGGAGGATGTTGAGGGCTGTCAAGCATTACTTAGACTTTCCAGATAACGTATCGCCATGTGTAGACCTTGTATATCTGTATTCTCAGAACTGTAGCACTCTTCCTCTGGAGGCATTCTGGAAAGGCGTACGTATAAAATGTCGTACTCAGCTTGAAGAACAGCAATTGCAACGCCGTAATTCTTACCTTTTGGCTTCTTACTGTCACCGATAGCTCTGTTCTTGTTGTATAATGGTTTGTGCAGGTCTTGTATGAGCTGCTCATGTATCAAAGAATCAGCTTTGCTCAGACTCTCGAACACCTTCTCAACCACGAACGGTGCGGTAGTCAACACGTACCTATTCAAATCTGGGTTGTGCGAGTGCCCACTGTTTACATGGTCGATTCTAGCACCCTTACCACTTCCTACATACACTACTTTGTCATCAACGTCTTTTGCTACATACACATAATATTCTGAACTCATACATACCTTGTAAATGATCTATACCCACTCGTGGTGGGTTTCTTTGTTTCTGTAAGTGATTTAATGCTAGAAGGGCTGGTCTAGAGCGTTCACTTCTTCAGTGTGTTTCCTCTTTGCTTCCTTGTAATCATCGTGACAGTAACAACGAGTGCCTAAGTGGAAGGTCTGAGAGCCATCAGGATTTATCTTAGGGATATCTTCCTGAAGCTCCTTAACTTCTACAACTGGCAGGATTTTAGCAGGTGGGGCATCAATCAGATTCTCTTTAGCTGGAGGCTCCACATACTCTTTCTTGATGCACTTGTAAATCTTTTCCAGTTTCAGTGTGTACGAGTTAGGCTTCCGTAATTTACCAATCATTCCACCTTTCTCGTACTCAATATAACCTTTCTCAACAAGCACATTGATAGCTGCGTCAACTGTACGCTCACTCATACAGCACCGATTAGCAATCGTAGCCTTAGAGGGATTGCACACCATCGTCGTAGAGTTAAGATGCCCACTCAGGCATAGCAACACAACATATTCTCTTGTGTCCAGATCACTGTTATCACCGTTTACATTTTCAAGTATGTACTTCGTCAACTCGAATTGACTTATCTTCTTCTGCGTCATTCATTTTCCCTTTTAGGAACTCTAAGTGTGCTTTCACACACAATGCTGCAAATGCACCTACACTTGCTGCCCCTTTTACGTTGTTGAACAAATCCGATGTACCGGAATCCAGGTTGATTACAATTCTCAATTAAAGCTCCTGTAATGCTTTGGTTAGTTTACGTCGCTTCACGATTTTACGAGCTTCCAATATCTTCTCCACCATCACAGTATGGCCTTGTTTCCGGTAGTGACTGAGTTGTTGAGTGATACGTGAGCATGGGCTTTCTTCCACAAAGTCAGCCAATTCTTCTACTGTACACAGTTTATAGTCCATATTACTCCTATTAAAGACCACATTATAGCACTCATGTGAAGTCTTGTCAATAGGGTTATGAACAAATAGTTGTATAAAGATATGAAGTGTTGTTACATACCGCAGAATACGTAGTGCTCTTTGTACGCAGATTATGTAGTCGTCTTTGTGCGCAGAATACGTAAGCTGCTTTGGGCGCAGATGTTGCGTACAAACAGATAGGTGAATAAATAAAAGAATAGATATTGAAAAGAGCAGTCAACAACGCAAGTCAAGAACAACACATTCTTTCGTTGTTTGTACTACGTACTATAATTTCTTCTGTGGACAACGGCGCTACGCTTGTTGTGTAAGTGCGTCTGTTCTCTAACATCTAAACCAAAGTCAAGAGCATGCGAACCTTTCGCTACGCTCAAGGCTGCGTCAGGCTACGCCTTCCTTGCACTGCGAGCCAGCTAACGCTGTCTCTTGTGTTCTTACATGTTGTGTGCCAAAGCTCTTGACTCACCCATATTTTGTGCAAAGAAGCAAAGCTTCCTCACAGCATGGCCCAGCGGCCACGGAGCGTACATGAGCGCAGCGAATAACAAACAACAAAGCCAGCTTCAAGCTCCTGTCAAGGAACTATCCACTGGCTTAAGAATGATTCTTGACACTATCCCTTGACATTACATCTATTCGGTCTCTTCCAAATTCCCCAGCCATACGCAAACGTGCTGTCCCCATGCTTCTTACATTCTGGCACATTTGTCTTCCAGCGGAAATGTTTGCCCTGTGCCTTGCCGAGATAGTGACCCTCTCGTTTATTCCTACTCACACAACCTCCAATAAATAATCCTATCATGCCCCACGCTATCCCAAGAATACAATCCAGCATCCACCTTATAAGCAACTCCTCCATCTGCAAACACCAAATCTACGAGTGTGCCATCAGGGACAGGCTGTATGCCGTTGTTGAGATTGTATTTCATTTAAAATACTCCCCACCAACACATTTCAGATAAACCATCTGACGAGCAACAGTAGGCTCAAAGCGCATTGTGTACACGTAACGAACAATACTTACAGTGTCACGCCTCACCATCGCATTGCTGTTTTCCTCAGCACGAGCTACAGCGGCTTCCTCACTAGCCCCATTGTGCATAGCTTCAGCAGTGGCTTGAGCAATACGCCCGATAATCATGCAGATATCATCTCGCTCGCCTGCAAAGACATTCGTGGAAGCAGCTAAGAGCAAGCCTGCGAAGATTGTTTTCATTGTGTTCATTTTGTTTCTCCTTGAGTCATTTCATCAATCTTAGCAAAGACAGCTTTCAGTGTCTCAGCATCACCAAACAACATGTATTGATCTTCTGCAAAGAATTTGTCAGTGATATCTTGGTCGTCACTGTCATTGTACACACGGATGTCGCTACGTGAGAAGTTTGCAAGCACACCGCAAGAGTCATCCATTGCAATAGAGATTTCATAGCCCCTATAAGGAATCTTGCAGCAGGCCGATTTGTACATAGCTTTAGGTGCCCAAATTGGTGCGTTCATTCTATTCTCCTTTGAGTACAAAGTTTGTATCAACCTGTGTAGCATTACAAACAGCACCATCCGTGAGTTCGTACAGAAAGCTCCCCGAGTCTACATCGTAGAGACGCCGAGCAATTTCATATTCCTCACTAGGATAGTCTTTGTTTTGTATGTTGTCGCCAACTTTAAATTTGAATTGTTCGCTCATTTGTTTCTCCTCAGAATGTGGCACAGAATACAATGACGAAGAATACGAATTTTGCGAAGGTTTCCATGTTAGGCTCCAAAGGTAGGCCAATAGCCTGTAATAATCTTGTATCGCTGTCTAGCTGTACGCTCTACAATGTAGTGAAAGCCTCCTACCTTAATCAACGTAGGGTATGTGAGGCTCTTACCCGCGTACAATTGCCGCTCAATGATGCCGAGTTCAGATATACGCAAGCTTGTCATTTCACCTCCGTTACACGAATCTCGCTGTCATCGAAAGGAGCATCATAAATGTTGCAAGCTTCGTGGTAGTCGAAGTACCCAGCATCACGAGCCATAGCATCTAAGGCTTCTTTCTCGTTCTCACCTTCGTAGACACCCAACACAGTGCCGCTGTCAAGATTTACAATTTGGAATTTCTTCATGGTGTTCTCCTGTTGTGTCACCTCTTGCGAGGCTGTTTGTGTTCCAATGAAGCCATTCTCACACCCTTCTCAGCGCCTGTCAACACATATCTGCAAGAAAGCCTTCAGGAAGCCACAGAAAGGGCATCTTTGTTAGGGTCTGTGAGGTGTTTGGCTAGAGATATGGGCTAGGATGTGAAAACAGATGAGTGATTGTCAGGAAGGCTTAGAGGGGCTAGAACACGTAAGAAAGCCAGCGTTCCCGTTAAGGAGGCTGGCTGTTGTTAATACACTTCAATACTGTCTACACAATATCCGACATACTTACCAGCATGTAACGAGAGACTTTGTGCAGACTTTACGGCGTCAGCTTTGTTAGTGTAATGTGCCACAGGCTTTAGGTGGCTATATTCTGACTTACCTTCAAGTACACGCCATACAACATTTGGTTTAGGCTTATTCATTTCTTCCTCTTAATATCTATCACAGCAAACACAACACCAATAATTGCTACAACGAACACGATAGCAGACACAACCATAATAGCATGTGCAATGTTGTCAGATGTTGCAGCACTCAAAGCAGCAGTATTTCCTGCTGCGCCACTAACGTGTCCACGAGAGGTTGTGAGCAAGAGAATTGTTGAGCCTATCATAATTTAAGTTCCTCCAAAACAACCCCAGCAACCTGCTCAAGATCATTCAGTGAACAGTATTGACAGTCTGCTATGTCCTGAACAAATTGTGTAAGTCGCTCCAGCGTGTACGCAAGCTTCTTCTCACGTTCAATGGCGTCTTTCTTAAACTCTTGAAGAGAGTTTATTTGAACCTTTGTCAGAGCAAGATCTGTAGCATCATCTACAGGCTTCTGGTGGGAGGCCCATGTGTCATAGTCTTCAAACCTACTGGGCACATACGCATTGTCAGAAGCATCTTCTTTAAGATAGAGGTTGAAGGAATTCTGAGGCCATTTGTAAGAGACAATTGCTCGCACAGTGTAGCATCGAAGCAAATCTAGGCCACAGCCTACGTTATCCTTACAAACTACCAGTTGGCCTACGTGGAAGCGGCATTTGGCATCGTCCATCATCCCTTCTCCTTAATAACAACACAATGCGTCTTAGCACATTCCTCACAAATACATTTCATGCTCCCCACACCCTCTAAATAATAGCCTCCACGCATTGTGTCATGTTCGTAGGTCATGTTAGCGTCGTAGAACGTCTTCGCTCCGCATACGTCGCAGGGACAATAGTCGCAGCCTGCCATTATGCA